ATGGAAAGACAGATGGCGACTACCGCCGAACAATCGGCACGTCTGCTCAAATGCGGAGTTCCGGCTGAGAGTGCGGATATGTGTTGGTTTAGAGCATGGGGCAACGTTGGCGATTTCAATCTTAACGTGAAGCCGTATAGTATGATGGTGCGTATAAACGAGGAAAGTTGTAGAGGACGAAACGAAATACAGCCTGCGTGGAGCCTCAGCGCATTGCTCGGACTTATGCCGTTCAAAATTCATAGTGGCAAATACGAATATTGGCTTGATGTCGCCCCGATGGATTACGGCAAACAGTGGAGCATCGGCTATTATTGCACGGAGAAGCCAAGAGTAATCAAGGGGCTTACGCATACCGACAGCCTTATAGAGTGTGCCGTACAAGAAATTGAATGGCTCACCGCCAACGGCTACAAGCTGAACGGGATTGAGAAAGGAGGTGAAGTATGAATATAGGCAAACTACTCGCGGCATTGATTATCGCTGTGACACTCGCCGTTGCATTCGGCATCGGCATAATGATAAGTAAAGCTCTGTATCTATTGCCCTCTCCGTGGGGCATTATCTCAAACATAGTTTTCGGAGTCTTAGGCTTGACGGCAATTGTCTATGTATGGCTCGGCAAACTTGAAAAGAAAGGAGGCTCGGAGCATGGAGAAGATTAACGGAATAGTGATTGACGGCAAATTCTACGAAGCAGTCAAAGACGGGATTTGTAAGGAATGTGCTTTTGACAAGGGACCGTTAAGCCATTATTGCCCTCATTTGGTGGGTCTTTGCGAGGAATATAATTGCATCTTCCGCTACTCTCCCTCCCTGACGGAAAGACTGAATAACCCTAAAACGAAAGAATAATGAACGGAGTATTAGATAACGTAAAGGTTGGCGACAAGCTGATAATGACAAGCCGATGGAATCGAGCGATTCTAACGGTTGAAAAGGTACAAAAGAACTTCGTCATTGCCAAAGGCTATAAATTCCGCAAGTCGAGCGGCTCTCTCGTATCTTCTGACTGTTGGACTTCCGCAAGCGCGAAAATAGCTACGGAGGAAGATTTGGAGGATTCCAGAAAAGAGGTAAGACGGCAAAGGATGATAAGCAAGTGCCGCGACATCAATTTTTACAGCCTGACAGATACTCAGTTGGAGCAGATATTGAAAATAGTAAACCCCGACTTCCTAAACGGCAAGTGAGATGAAAGAAACCATTAACATCGCCGCGATGAAAGCCGACGGCAACAGAAGATGCGACAAATGCCCGATGCATCCATGCTCAATGACCCAACTTAAAGTCTGTACTGATATCTTTCGTGATGGGTTCCGGAAGGGTGCTGCATGGAAAGCCAAACAACTTAAAGAGAAAAAAGAATTATGACCCCGACCAAAGACCAGATGGCGCAGGAATACGCCGAGAAGCGACTGGAAACAATTTCATATAGAGATTTGTGCAATTATGAGGTTTATCGCATTGCGATAAAGTATGCCTACCTTGACGGCTACACCGCCGGCGAACAGTCCATGTGGCGTAGCGTGGAGGAGGAACTGCCGGAAGATGATGAAACCGTACTGACTTATTCAAACTATGGCCCAGTCCTCGCATACTACTCGGAGCAAGACAAGATGTGGTTTGCTTATGGCAACTATGGCGACATCAATCCTGCTTTCTGGATGCCGATACCGCCTATCCCAGACACATATACCGAGAAAGTATGAGCAAAGTAATCTATACAAATAAAAGGCCTGTAGAAATGTGGTCAATCCACAAATTCACTGTGGATGTAATCACTTTCATCACTGAGCATAGATTCCTGTTTTTCAGATGGTATCGCATTCATCAGAATAACCCTAAGGTTCATGGATGTATTTATGATGGTGAATACGCATCAAACCAACAATTGCATTCTGTCAGGAATAGCGATAAACAGAAAGCCAAACTTTGGTTGGCTGAGTATAAATACAACAAATACGCTAAAAAGATATGAAAACAAACCTAACCCCCGAGCAGTCCGCCACGCTCATAGCCAAAGGCATAAGCGCGGACAAGGCGAGCAAACAAGGCGATAAAATTTTCAAACCTGTCGCGCTTCAAAACGGCTCGATAAAGAGAGTATTTGACGGCTATGAGCCAATCTTCACCCTCGCAGATTTACTTTCGCTCCTGCCGAAACACATAAGAATTGAACATCGTCATTATTATCTCCGAATGAACACTTTTGTGCTAACTGACGAAGCTAATCCGATGTGGATAGCTCGGTATATCACCAGCAACTCAGCAATAACATTACACGAAAGATGGTCTGAGGAATTGATTGATGCACTCTACAAGCTGCTTACCTCTTTGCTTGACAACCACGTTAAACTTGACTGAGGATGGATGAAGAATACCGCAGATATTTGATTCTATATTCCACTCGGCTATTGGCTGATATTGTATCGGCTGATTGGAACTTCATAAACCCTACACGAATGGCAATACTGACAGCCAAAGAGTTTATTAAGAGAAATGGATGTAGAAAGCCTATTCCATGTTTTACAGAGTTGTATAAGGATTATATTCACTAAGTTTGACAAAATAAGGAGGAAAAGGAAATGAAAGAACAGATAATCAACATAGACATATACAAACGCAGCGTGGTGATACTTCAAGACGGCTGTGTTGGCGATATTTGCAAATGGCTTGAAGAACACAACGCCACTGACATCGCACAATCTGTGAGAGAAGAAGATTGGGACACAGCAAATGCCATTACTTTTTCTGACGGACTTGATGTATTTATAATATCTCCGAAGCAGATAGAGGTCAAAACTCTTGCGCATGAGCTTACGCACGCTACATTCAAAGTTCTGAAGATAGCAGGTATAAATCCCGTTCAGGAGGAAGAGGCGTTTGCATATCTGTACGAATATCTTTACGACAAGGCTATTAACGAAAAAGAAGAAAAATGAAGAAGTACAAAGTGATATTTGCCGATTTAGACGGCACGCTGATAGACACTATCAGCGGAGAAACATTCCCGAAAGGCATTTGGGATATGAAAATCAAGTTTGATGTCCTTGACAAGATAAAGGAAATCCGTCCTTTTGCGCTATTGATTGTGACAAATCAGGGAGGCATCGAAAAAGGTTTTATGGATAGGCGTAATTTCGAGTTCAAGATGGAGTATCTTCGCCGTTCAATATCCGAATACGCCCATGTGTTCGTTGAATATAGCTATTGCGACAGTAATGACAAAAGCAACGGTTACAGAAAGCCGAATACGGGGATGCTCGATTCCTTGCTTACGAGATTCAGAAAGAAGTTTGCATCAATGCACACCTATTCAGATTCCGAACCAATCTTTAATGAAGATTGCCTGATGATTGGGGATGCTTCCGGCAAAGAAGGACAATTTTCAGATTCAGATAGACTGACTGCTGAGAACTTCGGGATAGACTACATGGATGTTAGCGATTTTGTATCTGAGTTATGAAAAAGAAACACCGCAGAGCCGTGTGTAAAATCCTATATTTCGCATTGCTTTCCTTTGGTGCATTTTTCTATTGGATGTCGCTTGTAAGTGAAGATGTTGAAAAGTATTTAGGCAGACTTGAACGAGAAATATACCCGAATGAATATGGAAACGACTGACCAGCGACCGCAGGAGTGTGTGCACCATAATGTAAAGCAATGTGCCGAATACAAAGTATTCGGATGCAGATTGATAGTTGACGGCTATTGCCCCGACTACGAACCCAAAGAGAAGAAAGATGAGTAACGAGGACTATGCGAGCTACGAGCTTGCTCTGAAACTGAAAGCGTGCGGATTCTGTGAGCCGTGCGACCACTACTATACCAAGGAGGATGCGCCCGAGGGTACAGCGTGGATTGTGCCGACAATCGACAGAGAGGATTTCAATGCAGATTCCGACTGTCCTTTCTGCAAGCCGCTTTGTTCCGCACCAAACCTATGGCAAGCTCAGAAGTGGCTGCGGGAGAAAGGCATTGCCGTTAGTGTTCAAGCAAACGAGATACAAGGAGAGCTGTGGTATTCTGCCGATATAATCACTACAAAGGGCATAAACGAGCTTGTAGATGGCGGATTTGACTACATGGAGTATGAAGCCGCCTTGTCCGCAGGTATCGCCGCCGCGATTGAACTGATTGAATAAGAAAACAAATGAGCATACCGAAGAAAATACGTCAGCTTGTCTATGACAAATGCGGAGGGCATTGCGCCTACTGCGGCAAGGAGATTGCCTACAAGGATATGCAGGTTGACCATGTGCATCCGCAGTATAAAGGCGGCAAAGATGATATTGGCAATCTTATGCCCGCTTGCCGTGCCTGCAACTTTCGCAAAGGGACGCTCTCCGTCGAGCATTTCAGACGCGAGATACAAGACCAGTGCGATGGCGTATGCAAGACGTTTCAAGGCAGAATGTCGCTTACCTACGGTCTCTTGGAGCGCGTTGACAAGCCGATAGTATTCTACTTTGAGAAAATTGAACAAGAAAAGGAATGACGATATGAACAAGACAATAGAAGAATTAGCGAGTGAATATTATCTCAACGAGGTAATAAATGGTGATACCTGCGATGATAAAGACGGATGGACAGACTGCTTCGTCAGCGGTGCGAACCACCTCATGCAGTTACCCCTTGCGGATAGGCTCACGGACGATGAGAAAGAAAGGGTAAGGAAATTGCACGGTGCATCTATTGTTGCCAATCGGATGTTTGGCAAAGACGATAGGGCATTTGATGCTTTGGAGCGCATCTTCGGCGATGACTTTTTCAAGGAGGGGGAATGATATGGCAGTAGACGTTAAAAGTTTGAGAATTGGCTCACATATCAACCTATGCGGCAAAAGGCAGCGCATAACCGCGATTGACGCTCTTAACAATCTGTTAGGCATTGACGCTTACAAGACTGACGAGAACGGCGTAAAGTACCCTATAGGCTATAAGGTTGAGGATGTTGAGCCGATAAGCATAACTCCCGACTTGCTAAAAGAGCTGGGGTTTGATGAAAGGCGCATAGAATATCCATACGGGGAACCCTATGTGTGGTATATCGACTCGGAATCGGCGCAAATTGAAAAGGGAAATAATCTTGTCGTACCGACAATTCGTGTGTCCTCATTAGGAAAGGCTGGTTATGCTGATTGGTGGGAGATAAAAGTGATTACTGGCGATAAGCCGATGCGGTCTGGCAACTGCACCGTCCGCTATCTCCACGAAGCAGAATTGTTCCTTGCCTTGCATAATATTGAACTGATAAAGGAGTTAGTATGACAATGGTAAATGAATCTGTATATACGACATTACTTTCGTGGCTCTGCCCTGCGATGGAGGCGGAGTACAAGGCACTTTACGCCAAAGGAAGTGAGGGCGGCAAATTACGCGGTTGGAAAGGGAAATGGGACAAGCAGGTAATGCAGTACCGCATAGACCGCCTCCGTACCGTAGTGCGCCGTCTGATATGCGAAGATAAGACCAACCGTTTCCTCTCGGACGGCTCAAAGAGCGCGATATATGCGTTTAACGGCGTTTGTTTCGTGCGTGTGGAGGACAGAGAGATATTTCTTAAGGAATTGCTCAAACGGGCGTTTATAGAGCTTGATTTGGGCGAGAAATACAATGACGAGTACCCTGCAAAGGCTATCGCGATGAGCTGCCTTGACACCATATCGAGCAGCGACAAGTATCTGTATCGTCCGAATCGGCGTTATGTGGCGTTCAGAAATCTTGTGTATGACGTGGAGAAGCGAAAGGCGGTCAAACCGAGCGTTGAGCAATGCCCTGCTATCGTGCTTGACCTCGAATATAAGGACAAGGACGAGCTTTATCGCGAGTGCGCAGAGAAATACGGCACTTTCGGCAATCCCTGCAAGCTGTGGGATGAGAAGATTGCCGAGATTATCCCGAATAAGGACGCTCGGAGCGTGTTTCAGCAGTGGTGCGGAACACTTATCGCGGACAAAGAGGTTTATAAGGTAGAATATGTGCTTTTCCTTATAGGTCCCGGTGCAAACGGCAAGAGCGTACTCGCCAACACAATCATTCATGTGTTTGGCAGTGACTATTTTTCTCGTTTTTCATATCAGCAGCTTTTCAAAGCGCAGAATAAAGAAAGACACATAGCTTCATTAAAGGGCAAGATAGCCAACTTTATAGATGATTTGGACGCAAACGTAATATCTTCGGGCGAGTTCAAGACATTTGCAAGTGGCGATGAGTTGCAGGGAACGCCTCTGTATAGAGAATCCATAAAAGTGAAATGTCCTCCGTTATTATGCTGCGCCAACACAATGCCCGAAACTGACGATGACAGCGAGGGAGGACAACGCAGGCAGTTAGTTGTACATACAACAACAAAATCGTTCAAGGGTGATGAGCGCGATACTTCGCTTACTTATAAATTGACCCGCGATGAGGCAAGAATGTATATCTTCCATTGGATTGTCGAGGGTTACCGCATCTTCGCCAAGAACAAGGGCGATATTGTGATGGGCGAGGACATGAAGAAGTCGCAGGAGATAATAATGGCAGGGAGCAACAATATGCGCCGATGGTGGGCTGAGAACGAGTATGAGGCGGTCAAGGAGTACGACAAGGACTGTTGGCGCAGCCTTGCGGAGCTGTACGAGGAATACAAGGCGTTTGCCGAAGCTGAGGGTAGCAAACAGCACGCCCGTCCCGAATTGTCGGCTATGCTTGCTCAGAAAGGGTGCTTCAAACAGAGATTACAGGTTGGCTATGGCTTTTGTCTGCGAAAATCTAAATCTGAATTATAGAATTACTTGCATAATACACAATATAACACTATATTTGCACTTGTGAAACGTGCGAGGTTTCGGAAAAGGAATTTAACGGCTCAGACAAGTAACTCGGTTCTCGCACAGCCGGGCGAAAGTTTGAGCCTTTTGTTTGAAATGGATAAACTCTCAATCCAGGAGCAGATATTAGTTGGCTATGCTATTCGTGAAGCCGCATACGATATGGGGCTGTTAGCCGAGAAACCTAAAAGTCTGAAAGAGGACACGCAAGACTTCTGCAAGGAGTGGATTGATGAATGGAAAAGACAAAATAACAAAGATGAATAATATGGAAATCAAAGTAGGCGACAAGGTGCGCGTGAGTGAGGACGCGCCGAGAGTATATCAAAAAGGCTCGGTTTTTGATTATACCGAACATCAAAGCGCCGTACACGAGTTAGATGGCGATGCGGCAATAATAGGGTTGGATATAGAAGATAGCCCTATTTACTCTGCGCCAATCGCTATCCCCACCAAGTACCTCGTCAAGGTCGAGGAGGAGAAGAAAGAGGGGAAGTATAAGAAAGGCGACCGAGTAAAGTTCAAAAACATCTATGAACTTCAAAAGGTAAAGGATAAAAGTTTTCGATGGATGCTGGTAATGTTTGCGAGCAAGGAAGCAACCATAACAGCGGTTGAGGATAACGGCTTTTACAGAGTGGATATAGACCCAAGCATTGGCGGCATCAATGACGATATGATTGAGTGCAAGGTCGAGCCAACGGAGCAGACGGAGGCGGAGAAGAAGCTTAATATCGGCTCTATCAAAATACCCGTAGAAGTTGACCTCACTGACAGCTATTGGGACACCTACACCGCCGACCTCGCAAAAGAGGTAGCCTTGAAAGTCGCGAACAAAAAGATGGATAATCACCCCGAAGAGATTGGCGCGTATGCCGTTTCGGTTGCCAAAGCGGTTGTGGAGGGGCTGAAAAGGAAGTAAAGATATGGGAAACGAAACAAAATCAAATTCATCAATCAGCTTCTTGTCGTTGCTGTTCCTTGTGTTTCTAATCCTAAAGCTCTGCGGAGTGATAGATTGGTCTTGGTGGTGGGTAACGGCACCGTTATGGGGTGGTTTTGCCGTCCTTTTAGTAGTGCTTCCTATCGTCGGCGTAATTGCTCTGTGGATTGGTGCTAAAAAGAGAGAACGTAAGCCGACTTTCATAGACCGACTTAAAAAGACACAAGCCGAGCAAGAAGAATTATTGAAACGACACAATAAGAAGTGATATGAGCGAACAAGAGCCTCGGAAGATAGGCAAAGTAGTATTGACGAGCCTCCTAAACCGCGATTGGGAGTTAGATGGGTGTGGCGAAGATGAAATCTATTTCAAGAGCAAGTTGCTTGATGGGAATATGGCGCAAATGAAGATGTACAATTTCCGAGATTGCGCGGATCTCACCAAACGCGAGTGTTCTGTTGTCTGCCGACTCGGCAAGGAAGAATATGTCTTTATCCCTCGCGTTGAAGTCTTTGCAGGAATTGACTACAAAGGCGGTGTAATTCGCATTACGGCTACGGCATTAAATCCAAATGAACATACACTATGACCGAGAGCAAGGAGCGCGAGGCGTACAGGATGAAGTGTAGGCGCTACGGAGTGGAGGGTAATTGCCATGTGCAAAGCCGTACATTCTTTACCCGTAGCGAAATTTCAGATACGGAGTTGAAAATCCACATGATTGTCAACTGCACGCCTCACTCAATATGTGCGAGAATGAAACGATTTGATAAACGGAAGAAAGAAGAAAAGATATGAGCAACAGACTTAAACTCAAAAACGCCCCGAAGCATCACATAGAGATTGCCAACGGAGCGGTGATTGTTGACTTCTACGTCAACGAGAAGGACATCAAGAAGTGCTATATGCGGATGTACGCCCGTAATGGAGCGTTTGATTACAAAATAGGCGCGTGCCATACCTACGGCTACCTCATGGCGGCAATCAACCAAGGCAATACGCGCGAATTGGAGGCGTTCTGCATACTCCTTTGGCGCATGACGCAGGAGTGCTATCAAGACGAAACGCTTGCCAAAGACCTTGTGACGTGCTTTAACGCCCGTGACGAGCGTCTGATGAAGCAGGGCGCGGAGAAAGCGAAAGCGGTTACCGAACATGAGGAACTTGCGAACCAAGCCCTTATGGAAGATATTGCCTCCGAGCATGGCATGAGCAAGAAAGAGCTGAAAGCGAAAAGAGAGGCGGACAGAGAAATGATGAAAGCCGTGCTTAACGAAAAGGACAATGGCGAGTAAGAACCGACCAATCATTGACAGAGGCGTAGCCCTTTCAACTATTTCTTTGATAGATTTTTGCTACCGAAAGGGAGTTGAGGACGCGCACCGCATCGGCGACGAGGGCTTGGCGAGGGAATTTCTCGACAAGGTTTCGCACACGGGTGTGTACGGCTTTCTTAACGAGGACGGTATTACGATGAACTGGAAAGAGTGGACGCTTCGGCTTATGGCGCAGGCGCGAATGACGAGCTGGAACGGAGCGATGACGCGCTATTTCTCGCTTATCGGAAGCCGACCTAATCAGAACTACCTCGGCGCGTTTATCCCCGTGTCGCAAGCCTTTTACGCGAAAGGTGTGCGCGACTATGTGGATAATAAACAGCAGTTCGATTACGCGCTGTTTCAAGAGAAAACGAGGGTGTTTTTGACAGCCAAAGGCTTTCAGAACGTGAATAACAGACGGTACATAGACGAAATTCAGTTATGTTGTTTCGACCTTCAACGGCGCGACAATGCGGTATGGGAGAGCAAAACTCCGTACGAGGCGAACAAGTTCGGTGCGATGAAGCCGATGCAGTTTGATTGGTATATCCGCGCTGTCGGGTTGGCATTGACATCTAATAAGGATTGAGTATGGCAAAGAAGATTACAAAAGAACCGAACATCAAGCGGTACAAGGTAAAATGCCCTATTTGGAGTGTGAATTTGAGTTTGACACTACGGACGCGAGTTGGTATCTGAATCAGGTGCGAGCCGATGAAATGTGGGGAGGTTTGAGCAAAACAATGACGAAAACAGACTGCCGTGTTATGTGTCCGACTTGCGATACTTGGATAGAAAACCGACAAACCGAAATACCATGCCCCGACCGATAAAGATACAGCAGCCTACGCCGAAGCCAAGCACTCGCGGAATGGCTATTATTCCCGTGGGACTCTATTGTAACAAAGCGTTGCAAACTGCGAAAATCGGCGATTGCGTCCAATTTCAGTGCGAATGGCGAAAGGACAAGCGCGTAATCACCAACATCTGCTGTTTCCGTATCAACTCGCCCGAATTTACCTTTATGCTCCGCAGTATCTATGGCGAGGGTATGACTATCGCCAAGCTGATGGAGCGTTGGGAGGCGTGGGCTGTTGTGGAGGGGATAGGTCGAGATGGCATCGACAAGGAGCAGTGTATCATTGTTGAAGTAAGCGAAGAATGAATGATTATCCTATAATTGCATTTCCAAGTGGAATAAGGTCAGAGTATCAAGAGCGGTTAAAGAATGACCCCGAATTTGCGGAGTTTGTCGCTTATGCGAAACGGCAACAAGAACTGATGCGACCGTTCTATGAAGCTGAAATGCGAGAGGAAGAAGAACAAGCCAAGAGAATGGAATATATAATGGATTATTTCAAGAACAGAGGCAAACAAAAAGAATGGTTGACTGAAATGAAAGGAGAATAAGATATGGAAAGTAAATTCAAAGTTGGCGACCGAGTGCGCATTATAGGCGACTCGACCAAGACTGAGCATACCATTAAGAAAATCACCGAGGGCTATTATTGGCTGGAAACAGATGCGTTTATAGGAGGAATATGGTTGGAAAAGATTGAACCTACCGACCCCAAGACCGCCTTTCTCTCGGAGCTGAAAGGGCTGTTGGAGAAGTATGATGCTCAGATAGGTTGTAATCCAGTCCACAATGATGAGTTTGAGATTTGTATAGACTTCAAAGACTCTATGGTTTCTTATCCATCATACATTCAGTGGCTTAATGCAGGCTATGTTTCACATTTCAAAAAGGAATGAGTATGAGAGGCTACATAATCGGATGCGACCCCGGCGGTAATGGAGGTTTCGCTATCCTTGATGGAACGAGTGGTGAAGCGATGGAGTGTGTCAAAATGCCGTCTACTCCTATGGATATTCTGAACTATCTGAAAAATTGGAATGGTTGCTCAGTGTGCTATCTTGAAGATGTCGGAAACGGAATGCCCGGTCAGTCAAGCAAGGCTACCGCGACATTCGCACGGCATAACGGACATTTGGAAATGGCGTTGCTTGCACTCGGCATATCCACCGTTAAAATAAGTCCTGCCAAGTGGCAGAAGCACTTCAACCTCTCCGGCAAGAAAGGCGAGAGCAAAACGAGCCATAAAAATCGCATCAAGGCGTGGTCGCAACAGAGATTTCCGAAGCAAAAGGTTACTCTTTGGGCGGCTGACGCTTTGGCGATTGCATCATACGGATTTGAAATGAGGAAGTGATATGGCAGAAACAGAAAAGATACAGTTCCATCGTCCGGCGAACAACGATGATTTCAAGCAGACAAAGGCTGAAAAGGACATGATGTCGTACATAGTCCTATACGGTTGCTCAAACTCGGCGGCTTATGCTCTGTTTAACCGCCATCTGCTTGATAAGAATGGCAAACTGAACAAGGCAGGACAAAGTGAGTGTCGGATGTTTTTCTCGCACCCAAACAACATTGCGTATATGGACGCTCTCAGGGCGCATCTTAGCACGGTGACGAAAGGGGGCGGAGTTGTCAAGGCTACTGATGACAGCGATTCTCGAAAGGATAACGCCTTAAAGGTGCTTGTAAACCGTGCATTAAGCCTTATGGAGCATGGCGAGGACTTAGACCCCGAAACTATTAAGCTGATTGCCGACATTGCGGTCAAACTGAAACTCGTTAAGGAGGAACAGCAAGAGGTCGAAAAGCCTCGGAGATACCTCCCTGCAAGATGCCGCACAGAGTGCGCATATCGTCTATTTGTTGAAAGCCATATAGAGGGCGGTGAGATTGTGCAAGAATGCGATTATTGCCGGACACGCAAATTCGCCGAGGAAAACGGATGGCACTTCGACCCGACCAAAAATCTTGATTTACCGACAGAAAACAATGAATAAATTTTGCCAAGTCAAAGATTTTGGCTACCTTTGTAGTGCTGAAAGTTTGGTAGTCACACTGCTCCGCAGAGCATCGGTTATTGCTCGACATATCTTTGTAGGGCATTTTTTATGTCCTCGCTGTCCACATAATACTGCGGCACTTTATACGTTAAGTTTTGCTTTGCCCTGCGGTAAGGCTATCAAACTTTCAGCAAGCGTATTGAGTGCCGCTTTTGCGCTCTTAACCGAAACAAATAGAAGATATGAAAGCGAGCGAGATTGAGATTGACGAAACGTATAACGGCGTTAAGTTGATAGAAAAGTTCCGAGAGAAAGGCCATACTAAATATTGGTGCATCTGTCCCGTATGCGGAGAACGCTTTTCGATGAAAGCCGAAACCGTAGGGAAAGCGCATCAATGCAAAAAGTGTAACGCCAAATCTCGTACTATAGACCTCACGGGGCGACGTTTTGGACGACTTGTTGCATTGCAGTTTGTCGGGCGTGTAAATGACAGAACATTATGGCGGTGCAAGTGTGACTGTGGCAAAGAAACGATAACGGGATATTCTAACCTATACAGCGGCATAACTCGCTCATGCGGTTGCTTGGGCGATGAAAGCAGGAGAGATACGCGATTCAAGAAACGCAGAAGCGTAAGTAGAGAGTTCGAGTTTCAAGGCAATTTAGACAAACACCCACTGCGTCTTATATGGAAATCTATGCTCATGCGGTGTAATAATCCACACGTCAAAAATTTTAATAATTATGGCGGACGTGGAATCAAAGTGTGCGACCGTTGGAGCGGACAATTGGGCTTTGAGAATTTTGTCAATGATATGGGCGAGCGTCCAACTCCCGAACATACTCTTGATAGGGCTGATTATAACGGAGATTACGAGCCATCAAATTGCCGATGGGCTACAACTGATGAACAAGCAAATAACCGCACCGATAACATCTATATCATTGCAGGAGATAGGAAAATTACAGCCAAACAATTTTGCAAAATATTGGGTATTAACTATTGGACTGCCGTTAAGCAGATAGAGCGTGGTTTAGATGTGAATATGCTTGCAAAATACCGAAACATTGATTTAAGGACAAAAGGGTTTAGGCGCAATCCCTCATATTACAACCACAACCGCATTGTGTCGAACGAGGTGGTAAAATTATTAGAAAACTAAATATAAGTAATTATGGCAACATTCAAAGGCTTTATCTCACAAGCCTTACCCGAACAGTCGGGAGTGAGCAAGAGTGGCAAGACATGGCGCAAACGCACTTATGTGCTGACCTACGATAGCTCTAAGCCGGAATACCCCAAGGCGGTGGTGTTTGACGTGATGAACGACAACATAGACAAGCTCAATCTGCAAGCAGGAGCAGAGTATGAGGTAGAGGTCGATTTCGCTGTCCGCGAATACCAGGGCAAGTTCTATCAGAGCGCGTCGGCGTGGAAAGCGACCCCGACACAGCAACCCACTCCGCAACCGCAGTCTGCTCCGGCACAACCCACACAGCCGACACGGCAGGGCGACGATTCGCTCCCATTTTAATATAAAGTGATTTATTAGATTTTATTGCGTAAATAACAATAAATCACTATCTTTGCATAACGTTATGTGTGAGATGGCGATTTAAGGTATTTTTAGGCTCAAATGAGTAATCCAATGCTCACACCATTGGAAGAAAATTTGAGCCTTTAGTATTTTTATGGTAGAAAAGAGATGTTTTAAGTGTGGAGAGGTTAAGCCTTTGTCAGAGTTCTATAAACACTCACGAATGGCAGACGGGCATTTGAACAAGTGCAAAGAGTGTGCTCGGAAGGGTGTGAAGCGCAACTATGAACATAAATCGCAAGATGAAGCATGGTTAGAAAAAGAACGGGCAAGAGGACGCGAAAAATATAACAGACTTGGATATGTACAATTATTTAAGAGAACGCGCACTATCTGTCCGCAAGAAGCAAATACAACAAAGCGGTTAAGAAGTAGGGGGCTATGGGTAAAAGGCAAAGAAGCTCATCATTGGAATTATAACCTTCCACATTCCGTAATCTTGCTTTCGCGCAAAGCGCACCATCGCATACACACTATGCTTACCGTGAACTATGAGGATAAATATTGCTATACCTTAGACGGCCAACGCATTGAAACAGAGGAACAGGCAAAATCCATACTCAGCAAAATACTTGCGGGATTTGGTATGAATGAGCCTATTGAAATTCTCAATTTTTGAATTGCCAAGAGTAGGGACAGAAACAGAGGCGCAAGGAGAAATCCCTGCGCCTCTTATTGTCAAGAGAGTGTGTTACACGAGGTTTTTCCAGCCGGTGTCGAGGCCGGTGGTGTTGTACTGGATGCCGAGGGTCGGGGACAGACGGAATCCGTAGTCACCTGCACGCATAGTTATCTTTCCGTCGGCGGCCACAAGTGCTATATTGCCGAAAATCAGAGCGAGGCCGTTGTTGCCGAGGGTGAGCTTGTCGGTGGTGGGGAACGACACCGCACCCATGACCGTGAGATGCCGCGTCAGCGTTATGGTGTAACGGGAGTCTGGTGCTCCCGACACGACTTGCTGTATGCGATGTCGGATTGTGTACTCCCCTTGCTGTCTGACCGTATAGCGCAAGCTGGAAGAACCGGAGTGGACGACCTTGCCGTTAAGGACCACCTCGAGGGATTCGGGCGCGTTGATGGACTGCACCGCGCCAATCTGCGGCTGGGTCCATTGGTCATAGCGTGTCAGATTGAGCGATATGACAGCCCCCGCAGGAAGCGAGAGAGTCCACAAGTCGACAATGCTGGTACCGTGAGAGCCGTAGCTGTAGCTTCCCTTAGACACAGGCGAGCACGACACCTGCGCATCGGCGGATTTCGAGAGGTCCTGCTTGGGCATTGATGCAGCAAGGAAAGAATCGTCTATGGCTACGTTCGCTACTCTGAGTTTTTCGCTGTCGCCGTCCATCAGATGCAGCCCTGCGTTGTCAAGTATCACTGAGTCGCCCACCCCTATATGATTTTCTTCAAAGCGCAGCACACCGTCGGCCATGTAGCCGGTGCCGTTCATACGCATCACATAGGTAGCTCCCTCTGTCTGTGCCGCAAGTTCCGAAGCAGCCTGCACCGAGGCAACGGACTGCGGAGGCAGTTTGTCGACCATCTCGCCTCCCGACCAGAAAGCTATGTCGGATGGAGAGGTGTACGAGCCGTTGACACCTGCCATCACCTTGTACAGACCGCCGGGGTCGGTGTAGCCCAGCTTGATGAGAGTGGCCAGCAGCAGACCGCCGTCCATGGTGATGCTCTCTCGCAGGGCGCGGGTCAGATAGTCCATGTCCTCGGGACTCGGAGACCATGCAGAGGCCACATTGCCGCGCTCAATCATTATCTTCTTGACCCACCATGTGCCGGGGGCGTAGAAGTTGACTCGCAGCACATAGTCGCCTGTAGGTTTGAACCACTTGAACACATGCCCCTTTGAGCCGTCAGCCGCCATGTCGGTGTCGGTGACAAGTTCGTTAACGCGGTTTTCGGTGACATCAGACGGCGAGACAATCCACAGCGACACCCAGTCGCCGAGGACACCGCCGCCGACGTTGCTGTGCTTGGATGGGTCTATGAACTCCGCGTTGGTCTGCGCCGATATTGTATAGATTTTCCCTTGCTCCATGTGAATGGTGCGGTCAGGGAGCACAAAATAGTGGTCGCCGTAATCGGTGTACGTCCGCTCTATTGTAGCAGCCGAGTTGCGCAGCAGGTTTGTGCCTCCGATTTCCATGTCCGAGGCATCCGAGAGCACAAGGACGCGCTCGCGGTCAAGCAGATGTGCCTCGTCAAACTGCGTAGGGCTGTTGTATAGCGCGAACACCACTGTTTCCGTGTCGTCAAGGATAGAGACCGCCGAAGAAATGCCGTTGGTGCGCGACAGCGTGCCGGTGGCGCCGTCGGGCAGCCTCAGATAGGTCAGCGTGTGGTCAGCCGACAAAACCCTTGACTCGTTACCTACGGTCTTGTAGACTGCGCATGTCACAGACGACTCGGACAACTCTCCCGACATGGAACGCTTCACCTCTCGTACCGACGGCTCAATCTCGTATATCACAGCATCCGAGCCTTTGTATTCGCTCCACTGGTAGCTTGACGGAGTGGTCGGGTCGGGCTGGTTGAAATCCGTGCATGTGCCGAGGTATTTCGCCCCTGCGAAAGGCGTTGTGGAAAAGTCCTTTACGCCGTCAGCCGAATTTGCGTAGGCGAAGTGGACGTATGTGGTCTTGCCATCCTTGCCCGGAGCACCCACACCGTCCTCGCCGTCCGTGCCGACACGCGCCACCATGTAGCTCTTTGTCACCGTGCCGTCGGAGTATCTTACCTCCGTCTTGCTCCACATGTATTCACCCGGGGTGAGTCCGAGCTGGCCGATGCTCGTGGCCGTGAAAGCCGAATCGGACGGCTGGGATGGCGTTGACGATTTGGCGTATGTCACAGACTGGCCGTCCAGAGCCGTACCCTCGGCAAAAGGAGTCCATACAGGAGCGGTGTTCGCGCCGTGCTCCGCCTTGATGCCGTTGAACCACACCGTGCCGTTTTGCACCAGCTGGCAGCGCAGTTCCGCATACGCCGTACCCTCGGGAGCAACATCGCTCGTCAGAGAGCGGAGCGTCCAGGTGCCGGGGCCAGACGGCATGAAAGAAGCGTGGTTATAGACCGACGTGGCTATTCGCTGCTTGGCTGTATCGCGCCAATATATCTCCGCTACTACGCCTCCGTCAATGGCAGAGGGATTATCGCAGCACACCCAGCAGCTCAGGGTTATGACATCGCCCTTTTTGGCAGGGATGAACTCGTTGTCGCCGCCGGCTATCCATCCGCACGGCTTCATGGATGATGCGCCGCTCTGGGCTGACTTGACTGAATACCTCCCCTGGAACACCCTTGAAGTATCAACCGCCGTCACGCCGTTTGCCATGAACCTCCAATGTCGGTCGCCCTCGCGGAAGTCGGTGTTGCGGAGTATGTTGTTGGTGTAGCTGTCTCCGTTTGAGCCATTAGTGCCGTTTGAGCCGTTCTCGCCCTGCCGTGCGACACTGTAGGCCGTAGTGGAATTGCCGTCGGTGTATGCAACGATTGTGCGAGTCCACAGATAATGTCCGTTGGGCACAGAGGGCACAGCCGTCAGCCATTGGCCTGTGGGGGGCGTGGTGTAGTTGGTGGATGTCTGATATGTCACGGAACTCAGGCCTTTGTCTACCGACACTGACTGCCCTCTGAGAGCCAGAGACCACGAGAATGTCTTGGAGTACGTCTTGCCGTCAGCCGTTATGGGAATCTCCACCGTGCCCTGTCTTGCAGTCAGAGCGGAGGTGGCGTTGAACTGTATCGTCACGGCATTGCCCGAGCTGCCGCCGACAAACGAAGCTGTCAGCCCCGTCACGCCTGTAGAGAGAGTCCCGACAGTGGCAGGTATCAGGACATTGCCCTTGTAGACCGTTACGACGCACTCTGCAACCGAGGGGACGGCCTTCGAGTCGTCGCCCTCAAACACGTGGCTCTCGTTGGTCAGCAGCACCGTGTAGGCATCAGCCCCGTTCTTTCCGCTGCTGACCTTTGCCACCGTCACCTCGTCATGCACCCCGTCGACAGTGCACCGCCATGTCACCGAGCGGCGGTTGCCCCACTGCTGCCATGCGGGCGACAGAGTGAGCACCGCGCCTGTCTCTGCGCCATAAGCCGTGAAATCCGCATCGCCAGGGAACTTGTAACTCCAGCTGTAGACCGGAGAAGCTATGCCCTGCACCGAAGCCGTGATGCGTATGGCAGACGGCGAGGGACTGCCCGAGAAATCGTCGGCATAGGAGAACACCTGCGAGTCGGCATTGACCGTCACAACCTTGGCAGATGCGCCGTCATGTCCCGGCTTGACCTTGTAGACTGTCATTATGGTTGTGAGCGTCACCCCGTCAACAACGGCCTGTACGGTTATCCTTGCCACATTGGACATGACAGTTCCGAGTACCTGCACCTTGCCCTCGGGAGAGATTGAAACCCCTGCGACACCGTCATACTGAGGAATGGAGAAAACAACGCCGCTTGTCAGCTTTGTCGCTCCCTTATAGACGCTGGCATTAGCTGTAGGGAGCACGGAATTGCTGTCAAGACCTCCATCGGGGCGTACCGCCACCGCCGCCATCTCGTTGTCAAGGTCAAGGCGGTAGACATCGCTTCCGTTGCTTCCTGCATCGCCCGTGATGCGCACCGCGTCGCCGTAGGACGACGGCTCAGTAGCCGGAGGTATGACCCATCCGCTGCGCGTCCACACATATTCCCCGGGCATGGCCGTCATCGGCGCATCCTGCCATCCGCTTGTCGGAGCGTTGTCAGGGTCGTTGTTCTTTGCCCACTGCGGTTTCTGCCACTTGCCGTCCTTGCCAATCATCTCCGATGAAGAAGGAGTCCACACGGGCGAGGGATTGCGCCCCTCCTCCACCTTGACCTTACGGACAACCCAGATGCCCGGGCTGTAGAAGTTTGTGCGCAGACAGTAATCGCCCGTAGGATGCGACCATACGAACGTGTGGCCGGTAGAGCCGTCCGTAGCCATGTCTGTGCCCGATACAACCTGGTTGACCGCTCCCTCGGAGGGTTGGGGACTCGGAGTCACGAGCCATAGAGTGCAACGCTGGAGTCCGATGCTTCCGAGATGGACGTCGGTAAAAGCCGGAGAGTTGGTAAAGGCGGAAATCGTGTAAGTCTTGCCCTGCTCCATGCGGACTTTATGGTCAGGCCATTGCTCCCAGTGGTCGCCGTCGTCTGTGTATAAACCGCCGATTTGCTTATCCGTGTTGAGCATGAGGTTTTCGGTGTAGCTGCTTCCCATAAAGCGCATCACCGGCGACCACGACTGTCCGCCGTCAGAGGAGGTCTGCATGTAGATGTCGGTCGGGAGCATGGTCGGATGCCAGTTCGAGCCGTCAGCCGAGTACCTGGCGAGCACCGACGTGCCGTTGGCACCGTCAGCCCCCGACACGCAGACCTCGCCTATGTACTCGCTGGAGCCGTCAGTGTAGGTAATCTTAGAGCGCGTCCACCAGTATTTGCCCACAGTCCACTGCTCGCGGTGGTCGCGGTCGGTCCAACCGACAGAGCTTCCGACGGGATTGTCGCGTGAGGTCGATAGGTAATACTGCTCCGTGATTGACGCAATGCCCTTGCCGTTGCGGCCCGATATGCAGGTTGGGTCAGTGAACGACACAGAGCCGTCGCCCTTGACCGTGTAGGTCGTCTGCCAAATATATTTGTCCTGCTGCCATGCAGGAGCCGACGTAGACCAGCCTTTGGCATCGGTAATCTCGCCGTTGATGCCTATTACAGGCAATGGGGGCGCGGACGTGGCAGAAGTGTGCGAGATGAAGTAGACATCGGAATCGCGGACAGACATCTGCGCCATCTGCAACGCCTTGACAGCGTCCGAATCGGCTATTTTGGTCCATCCGTAGTCGCTGGGCGTGTTGTAGTACCACTTCCACGAGTGTCCCGAAGTGGGCGTAGTGGCATCATCGACATAGGGAGTGCGGTCGGTGTATATGTCGCGGTCGTGAGCCTTGCGTTCGGCATCCGTGGTCCACTCCACCGCCGGGAAGTTGGTCAGCGACGGCGCACCGAAGCCGCTGAAACTCTCTATCACGCCGTCAACCTGCTCCTGGAGAGCCTTGATGCTTGCCTCCAGCTCAGCCTTGGCCTTGTCCGCCTCCGCCTTTGCAGCATCCGAGACATAATCGCCCACAGGCTTGCCGCCGATAGTGGAGAGTACGCTGATGCGACCCTTGATGTCAAGATGGCCGTTGACCCACTCAATGTACCCGTTAGTATCGCCGACAAACCAGCGCGGACGGTCGCCGTACATACCAGCCTGTCGTCCGACAAAGAAATACTCCACTCCGGAAGCATTTACCGAGTCGAGGCCGTCAATAAAACGTTCATAACCGCCACCAACCACGTCGCGCACCTTGACATACTGACGAGCCTTCTCGTTATAATTGCCGAAGTGGACCACCACATCACCCACCGATGGCACTCCAGAGCCATTGACTCCATTATCAACCCACCATGACGGACGGAGGTCTCCATCGCGTTCCTTTGTCAGAGAGATGCTGTCGGGAGCAACAGCCGTCACCCTGCGGCGGTAAGCCTTTACAAGGTTTGCATCCGTGTCCCAATTTTCATCATAGACCATAGACATGGCCACATCGCCGACCTTGAACAGATTGGCCACAGAGCCGTTTTTCTGGTCGAAGTAGCAGATATATTCAAGCTGCGTTTCAATCACCTTGGTAATGGTTATCGAGGCAGCCGTGTCAATCTGCATGCCACCGCGAGCCGATACCTGGTTGATGACAAGATTATTGACCTGCAAATCGCTGCGGACATTTATGCGGTCCGTCTCCAATACCCAGTTGCCGTCCTCGTCCTTGAAGAATCCCCAGCCCGCTCCGCCGACAACACCGTTGCGGAAATCGCCCGAAGTCAGCAGCGAGAAGAATTGAGTGGGCGAGAGCGAACGGTCGGATATGCCATCCTTGCGCAGATACAGGCTATCGCCCACGGCGCGGACTATCTGCTCCACATTACTTATGGAGCCGAGCTGCTGCTGTATCGCGGAAATATCGCCCTGCATGGTAGATACAGGATTGGCCGAGACCGCATAATCGTTGCCGAGAACTATCTCTACATCGGGGTTGAGAGCCGCATCATCGCTGCTCGGCTCGCGGTAAGTTATAGTCAACGACTGGAGATATAGAGTCTCATAAGCCTTATCACCTATAGGCTGGATGAAACGGCTGTCGGCAAGACGGATGGAATTACCGATACGGAGCTGTCCGATAAGCGCGTCAGGCCGCCCCTCGTTGTTAAGCCGCACACGGTCAGTCGTCACTACCCAAGTAGGACGGATGTCCTTAAAGTCCGCGAGATTGTCAGTTTTCCAATCGTCAAGCCTCCTCTCCGCATCGACCACATAAGGAATGTGGGTCATCTCCGTGCCGATAAACACAAAACGGTCACCCGGGGCACCCTGTCTTTTGGTAGAGGGAACATACATGCCTGTAGATTCAAGGTCGGCATCGGATTTCGCGAGGCGAATGCGCCAATGGGATTGATGGGTCACGCCATCAGGTGAAGTATATGATTTAGAACTGTCAGGAACGGGATATTCCACAATGGTAAATTCGTAGTCATCGCTGACAGCCAGATTGCCTGTGGTAAACAGCACCTTGGCCTCGCTGCCCTCCCTGTCACCGAGCACAGGCTCCCACACGCGCCTGGCATAGGCCGAATCCGATTCCGAGGGCAACGGAGCCGAATCCCAGATATTCTTTACCCAGATGTCGAAAGTATTGGACCACTGTTTGGACGAAGCCGAAGTAGTCAGTTTGAGTCCGTTACATGAGATTGTAGTCACGAGGTCCACGTGCTGCCCCATCTTGTTAATCACCTCATAACGCACCCGGCACGTATATGCCCCCGGAGGAATCCCGACAGAAGATGAGAGCTTATTTCCGGCAGAGTCAAAGACATCAATGTCGGTAGACAGGATTTCAAAATCATTGGGGGCAAACTGCTCACGGAACACCTTTTTATCATGTTTGACCCAGTCCCACCAATAGGCTGACGCGCCCGTAGACGCAGTGACAAGAACGCCCACCGAATCCGAGGGCACAACGAAGTCGCCGCAGGGGATTACGAAAGAGGCAGTGGTACCATGCCAGATTACCTGTGTCAGCGAGCCGCCCTTGACATCGGATATTACAGAAGCGGCATCAGACGACTGCTGCACATCGTCGCTGAGAATCTGCTCCACATCAACCGCGATGTCGAGGCCAGCACCCTGTATCGTAGGGTAAAAATCGTCGTTATCGTCAAGGGCACCGAGAAGGGGACCATATAGGAGTATGCTCTCATCGTCCTTGACATATTCCACAGGGTCAAACTTCGCGTCCGTGTAGCCTTTGCGGTAAGCCCACGGCGCATAGGCATTGTCCTCCCCCACTGCCGTGTAGCCCGGATATTCCGATATATGCGCTGCCTTCCACCCCTGCACGTAGGAGCGGAAAGTAGCTCCGCGGAGGCGGTCAAAATAGATGTTGGCGAGTTCCTGCACCCAGTCAGGGTCGGGACTGAATCTTGGGTTGCCGGGGTCCTTGTCCTTAAAATATCGTAAAGGGATGTTTTTGTCTCCACCACGGCCAAGAAGCATGTTGCGAATCTCCTCGCTCTGGACCTGTCGTTTCACCTTAAGCAGACCGCCCTCAAAGCCGTATTCAAAGATATGCTCCACTTCCACAGCCGGATAGCCGATGCGGATTACGTAGTGGTCCGCGTCACCTGTAGGCTCAATAGACCAACGGACAGCATATATTTCATAGAGCTTAATCAGCACATCCCATATGAACGAATAGCTGATGTCGACTGTAGACGGCTCCGCCTTAAACTTCCACGCAGGGTTAAGATCCAAAGTTATAGTATCGCCATACCAATACTCCAGCACACGGGCGAACACAGCGCAGAAGTCGCGGAGATTGAGTTGCAAAGGCACTACCCACTTGTCGGGCGATGGCGAACCCGTCTCCACATCGGGCAGCGAGAAGAACATCCAACGTTTAAGCTGATATATGGCCCAATGCTGAAACGTCAGGTCTATTGTCGCATTAAGGGTAGTATTATCCTTTGACCCCTGGGGTTTGCGCAACGGCATGATGTAACGTTCGCCCTGGAAGCGCAACTCCCAGTCGTGTGAAAAGTCGGGCGCGACAGCAGCATCAATCTTGATTTGGGTAGCTATGGACTTCTCGCCCATATCGGCGAGGCTGACCGTGGCATGGGTCAAAGTAGCATAGTCGGGGAATCCGACTTCGATTATGTCAGGAATCAAATCGTATCATAAGGCAAAGGCTCTCGGCTCAAATGGTTAGACTGATTTTTCAAAATTGCATTTCTTTGGGTCGCGCACACGGATTATAAGTTCTACCTGCGCGAACTCATATCCGTTCTTGCTTTTCTTGAACTCCTTGCATTCGGCGATAGGCTCAGGAATCCCGACAATCTTGTGAGGCTTGAAGTCGTTGTAGAAAGTCACCTCCTTGTAGGTACGGATGTCGCTGTTTGCAGGCTGTGTGTAGAGCTTCTTGTTGAAAGTCGCTATTATGGAATTGACGCGCTTCAAATCCCTATCCTGACCGTCGATGATAAACTGCGCCTTGTAGTCGAAAGCGTCCTGCACCGTGCGAGGGTCGGTGTTGTCTCCGGCTTGCTCGGCGTAGCTCGACGCATCCCGCTTCTTTATCGGCGCCTCCGTGCGGTTGTCGGCATCAATATAAATCAGCTTGTGCGCGGCAAAGGTGTCCTCTATCGCGCCGTCGCCTATCTTTATCCTTACACTTATCATAGGTCGGCATTATCTAAATCGGGGTCAATACTCAGTTGCTCGTCGGTAAATCCCACGTTCTCTTTCGCGGTCAGATTGTTGCAGTCCTTTACAGACATAGCTTTCACATCGCCGCCGACCTTGCTGCCATAATACAATTCTACGGGCACGTGGTTTAAAAGACCCTCGTCAACCTTGACTTCCAGTTCGCTCCCTTCACTCAGATACAGCATAGGGATAATCGCCTTGTCAAGGTTAAGGCCGGTGCTTATCCATCCATAGCAATTGAGGAACACGCAGCAGATATGAGAGTCGATGCGCTCGCCGTCAAACACGGTATCAATGAAGACACCGTTTTCGGCAAGCGTCTCTTTGGGCGCGAAAGCGAGAAGGTCATCCTTGGTAGGGTAACGCTCCTGCAACGCCCAGCTGATGCAGTTTTTGTAGAGGCGTATCGCTTGCGCCGCCGTATCGCACCTTTGGAGCGGATTGCGGTAGTTGTCGCATAGAGACCGGCCTGAATAGGTGATTATCCTGGAGTCGGCCATCTCCATCACTTTTGTCTTATTCCAGTTGGATACCATGTTTGATGCGTTATTTGTTGTCGTTGTCTGCTATATCCTTACGGTCGGCGTTGTTGTCGATTTTGGGCTTGTTGGCTTTCTCTCCGGGATTCTCCTCGACTTTATCGACCACCACATCGTTGGCGGTGTTGCCTAAACCAAACTGCTCGATTGCGTCGGCTTCGGCTTTCTTGGGTATGAATGTCTTGCGGTAGAGTTCTTCCTCGGCTTCCTTGCGTACAAGCTCCACATCATCGGTGTATTGAAGATTAAGCTCGTGACGGGCGTTTTCTTTGGATAGGATTCCGGCATACACAAGTTTCTCGGCATTGGAAATCAATTCGGCATCGTTCATCGGAATCCACGGGTCATTCCACACCGACACTTTCAGCTTGGTATAATCCCTGCCCTCTCCTCCGTCGATTTTTTGGGCGAGCCATTTCAGCACCTCTATAAGCTGTTGCGCGGACTGGCGAACCTGCGGCCACATGACATGGCACCATTGTATTTCGCGTCGGAAAAGTATCTTTATGGTGGTGCTGGAGTCCGCTCCCGATTTGAGGATTTCCGGCTGAATATCCACGCTCAAAGTAGATTCCAGTATCGCCTCTCGTTTGTTTTTGAGGTCGATGGTAGCGATGTCCGACATATTGGGAGGCGTGAGATATTCCGCAGAGCTTGCCTTCAACTCGTCGGCTGTGCCTTTTATGCCTATCACTTCCTCACCCGAAGAAAGGTTAGGCAGACTCTCTATCTTTGTGGCTTTAAGAAGAAGTTTGCTGAACGCCATCGACTTCACTTTGTCGCTCACATAGCTTGCTCCGCGCTCCCATGCGTTGAGATTCTGTATTGCCGGGCCTATGACGGTATCGTTAAAACGGAAATAGGTGCATTGGCATATACCCTTTGGCCCCTGGCTTTCCGTGCGCGATATGCGTTTCCAACCGTCTTCGGTCTCTTTGTAATCATGGTTGCGGAACCACCCTTTTACCCTGCGCCACCAAGTGCTGACTCCATTGGATTCGGAATCGGTAAGGTCTGCCCGTGTGTAGGTCTCGATATAATCGTCCATAAACACATCGACGGCGGTCTGCCCTTGCAGAGAGTAACGGCGAAGCGTCATGGGCGCGTGTTTGTCGTCGAATTGTGGAAATACAGTGTCTCCATAGAGCGGAGAGAATACCGTAGCATATATGCTGTGTCCGTCAGTCCATTGGTATATCGCACCGTCGCCCGCTTTCGCGCAGGAATATATGACTTCGATAAAAGATGTGTCAATGCCGGAAATATCTTTCCACGCACGAAAATCATCGAACAGAGCGTGTTCCTTGCCCTCGTTGGCTATTGCAATACCGTTTTTGGCGAAGTGGCTTGTCTTGCATTTGGCGGCACACTCGGCAAATCCGCTGCGCACTGTCTCCACTTCGTCATAGCCGACAATGACAAACTCGCGTTGCTTTTCCACCTTTGTTTTAGGTGTGCCGTCCTCGTTGAGCACAGGGTCGCCGTTGGCATCCATGACAGGCACGGTAACATTAACCTCCTGCGCTTTCCATATCGGGCGTGTCGCCACAATGTCCGAGTTCACCTGCCGGGCATCCTCGCAGGTTTCCGCTATAAGGTCGGCATTGCCGAGATACCACCGTTTCAGTCCGTCCGGCTCGCATTGGGGTATGTCGTAATCTTCGGGGTTACTTATCGGAGGTACCTTGAAGTCGGGATGCACTATGCGCGACCACGCCTTTTTCTTTAACAGAGGATTGAGTCTTTTGATTTCCATATATCAGAATCGTCTTAATAATCGGTGAATGGGTCTGCCTTGCGTCATCCGCAGAGGACGATGGTACAAAGCGTCGTATGCGTCATCGGGAACTTGCGGGGCGGCCTGTTTCCTCTCTCGTGTGTCGAGTTCAAAGATTGCACGGTAGGAAATAGCGTCCATGAGGTCGGGCGAGGACTTGAACTTTTCCTTGTATTCCTCTTTCTTGCGGTAGTAGATTTTGCCGTTGCGGTCGGTTGTGATGAACACGTTGATTTCATCGAAAAGCACATCAATGAGACGGCGGCGTTGCCCTTTCTTGCCGTAAGGGATTACAAGGTCTTTGCTTATGCTTGCTGAGATTTCGCCCTTTTTCAGCATTATTTCGGTCTTGCCGAGAAGCTGTGAGCGGAGATTGAAGTATCTTGCGACTGTTACCTGATTGCCGTTCTCGTCATACTCCTGCTCTACCCGCCCCTGACCGCTAATGCCTCTTGCGCCTTTTTTCAGGAAGTCCTCAATCAGACCGCCTATGCCGTTTGCATCGTAGGCGAAGTTTGTGAGCGGTACATTGTAGTAGCTCAGTATGCCGTTGATGAAGTTATCCAACTGATGCGTTTCATCGGAATCAGGATTTTTTCGGAAAAACACAATGTCTATTATTCGCAATCCTTTCCAAATGATGCAAGGACAGCCATCGGAATCCACGCCGCCTTTGGAAATATCCATTGTGGCATATACGTTGGCATCCTTGTTTATAGGATTTTCCCACAGCGAATGAATCATTGAGCGGCTTACATTGATTTCCTCGTTCTCCACCGGACCGAAATATGCCTCCCCGACAATGGCGCGTTGTGTACCACCGACAGCGTGGAGATTGGCAACTGACTGACCGCCCGTAGCGTTTACAAGCTCGCGGTTGTCTGCGGCTGTACCCGTGAACACGGTAAACGACTTCACCATATCGGCTTCGGTCAGTCCCGCCTCTCTGTCCTCCTGCGAAATTCGCGGATTGGCTTTCTCTACAACATCCTCGCGTGTGTCGCCCCAAATGATTTCAGCCGGAGTGTCGCCCTTGACATAGAAATAGCGTACCTTGCCAATCATATCCCTGCGCAGATACCAGTCCGCTCCGAGATAGCCAGCATCGCGCAACATTTCCGTAGTCCAATGCTCATGCAGAGGGTTGAACGAGAGAATCATCTGCGGAATCATGCCCGAATCGTCGCGGTTACGCATGAACCAGAACGAGAACATGCCGAAGTGATTCATTTCGGTTGCCTCGTCAATCATTATGAGCGAAGCCTGATTTTTTTTGGCGTAGTCCTCGAACAGTTTCTTCTCGTCGGGATTGGCGTAGTTGAAGTTTGAGTGTATGAGCTGGAGGTTTGAGTTCCATTGCGGCCATACAAACGATGGTATGCCTGACGAACTTGCTTGGCAGTTGGCGAAACCTCCGCACACCTTTATACCGTCGGTAAAGATTGACGAACCTTTGGATGAGTCCAATGCACGAACAGAGATAAGACGAGCCTTGAAGTCCTGCTTATCTACACCCGAAAGAGCTTTAAGATACATTGAAAAAGTCTTGCCTGACGTACCCTGCCCGCATAAGAACATCAGATTACATTCTGATGCACACACGTTCTCTTGTAATCCGACTTGTGGTATATAATCTATCTTATGTCTTAATTCAAAACCGCCCACGATAGTCTTACTCTTACTCTTAACAGTAGCAAGAGTTCGCTCGACGCGCGGATAAAGCGCAACATCGAATTTGAGCGATTTGTCGATTATTCTGAACGCCATAAACGATAAAACCGCGAGAGCCGACCACCCCTCAGGGTAATCGGCTCTCGGCTCTATTCATCCGCAAAGATAGCAAAAAACTTGACAAATTACTCTAAGTTTTATTTGTTAATTCAAAATATATTAGTAATTTTGCGATTGATGAAAGGCGAAATCCATTGTCCTTATTGCGGAAAAGTGCTCGGGAGGTACGAGAATGTCCGCGGGTCGGGCGACCTTTACCTGTATTGCAAACGGTGCAAGAAGGAGCGGTATATCTCGATAAGGAGGATAAGCGCTGACAGATGAAAAGAGGTTATTGACCACATAAGACTTAGAATTGAATTTAGAGCCGAGAGCCGATTACCCTGAGGGGTGGTCGGCTTTTGTTTTTTAAGACAAGCTCAAAAGCGGCAAGCCGATGAGCATTTAAGACATACGGGAGTGTCGCATAGCGGCAATTGCAGCGGACTGTAAATCTGCCCTCTAACGAGTTCATAGGTTCGAGTCCTTTCACTCCCACAAAACATAGCGCGGTAGAGCAGCGGTAGCTCGACTGGCTCATAACCAGTAGGTCGTAGGTTCGAATCCTACCCGCGCCACAAAACATTTTTAACAACAGAGCCTTAGAGCCGATTGACGTGTAACAGCGTCGGTCGGCTCTTTTTGTTTAACGATAATTCATTGAGAATGAAGCAGAAAATCAAGGAAGCACTTAAACAGAAGTACGGAACGAGGGCGAACAAGGAACTCGGGCAGTTACAGCTGGGTATTGGTGACGAGGTATTCGAGAGGGTGGCCGCTTCCGTAGAAACTCTCATCACAGACGAGAGCGCGATTGAGGGCTTTGTCAACAGCGAAAACACACTCAATCTGCTCAAATCGTATCAGAGCGTGAACGACAGACTTCGGGCGGCAGAAGCCAAGAACGAGCCTACTCCGAAACCCTCTGACAACGGCAACCAGCCACCCGAACCCAATCCCGAACCGAAGCCGCAGGGCTTAGACGTGGACGCTCTTGTAGAACGGCTTAATGCCGCATGGGAGCAGAAACTGCAGCCCTTGCAGGAGAAGCTGACCGCATTTGAGACCACACGCGCCAAAGAGACCGCAGTAGCGGCTCTTGACAAGTTCTGCGAGGACTGGGACTATGCAGGAGGCTTCCCCAAGGAGCGCGACGAGGCGAAGCGTATTGCCCTTAAAATCTACAAGGCAGGAGGCGAGCAGATGAACGGCGAGCAGCTTATAGCCGCTTTCCGCGAGGAGTTTGACCCGGCAGTAAAGAGCAAGGGCGTGACCGACTTCTCGCAGCCTTTCAAGAGCGACGGAGGAGCAGGCACAAGCGAGGCGGAGAAAAACAAGGCTTTCGCCGACGAAATCCGCAACGCGCTCGGGATGAACAAGGGAGAGTAGTTGCCGAAGAACCAACCCGATTATTAACATCCAAAAACCGAAAAGACAATGGCACAGAATTATGGCAATTCATTCGGCATCAAGGAGAACGGCACGGTAAAGGTCAGCACAATCAATGTGTGGAACCATATCCGCAGCCGCATCCCCGTCGGTCTCGTGCTTGCCAAGAGCGAGACATGGCCGGAGGGCAAGGTAATCCCTGCCTGCACACCCGTTTCGGGTGATGAACTCGGCGGCGCGGCTACCGTAGGCGCATCCGCCGATATGTCGAAGCGATTCAGCGGTCTGCTCGAGCACGACACCGTGATGGGTCCCGACTGCTGCACGCTCGATGTGATTGACGAGGGTGACGTGCTTATCGACCGAGTGAGCGCGACAATCTCGGACACGCAGAAAACCGCCCTCAAAGGCAGAATCAAATTTACCCCACAGATTAAAGACTAAGACGTATGAATATCGAAGAATTTGTAGCAGGCATAGACATTGCCTCGACACTGGACATCAATTCGTCCTCACGCCTTCAGACGTTCTACGACACTGCTCTGAAAGGCTTTGAAACCCTCGACCTCGAAACCGACGGTTTTGTGAACGCGCCTATAAAGCTCAACTCCGAGGTGCAGTTTGCCGAAGCGAAGAAATACATTCGCGGAATGGCGACCTACACGTCTCAGGACTCCGAGCCTATTGCACGTGGCCGCGAGGCAGAACTCACCACATGGTCGGAGAGCATACCGACAATCCGCTATGCGGTGAAACTCGGCAAAGACGACTACAAGAAGCGTCTTCTCGCCGCTCAGGACGCAGTGCTTTCGGCTGTGCTGGAGAGCAACGGCAGAGGCAGCGTAGCCCGTCAGTCGCTCCGCGATTATCTGATTACTTCAACAGTCGAAGACCTCCGCGCTTTCCCCGAAAGCACCGTTGCCTCGCTGAATTATCAGTGCGGTCAGATGCTTTCCAAGCGCGGTCTGTACGTGACCCGTGAGAACAACCCCGACGGTATAGTTGGCGTGAAGTTCGAGAGCCGCGTACCCGAGGGCAACATCAACAAAAAGAAGTGCTACACCGTCAAGGCAGACGGCTCAATCGAGTATGTCACTACGGTCAACCCCGTAATGGAAATCAAGAAGAAAATCCGCGAGCTGCGCATGGACAAGTACGGCGGTTTCACCAACGTGCGTGTCGAGCTGCACTACCGCACTTTCTTCCGTATGCTTGAACACCCTGCCGTGCTTGAAATGATAGGCAACCCCAACAAGGAGCTTGCAATCCTTGTGGCCGGACTGAGCAAGAACACCGCCGCCAACACAAAGGCACAGGAGGTGGGTCGCAATCAGCTTCTCGAATGGAGCGACGAGGCGGCAGTGGCATGGTTCAAGGCCGCTGTCGGCGCAGACGAGGTGAAACTCCGCACCGCGATTGTTGGCGTTGACAAGCTCGACGGCACAACTAAACGCTACAAGCAGAAGAAGCTCGACGTGTTCGAGGAGGGCGTGGTGCTTATCCGTCCTACCGGCAACATCGGCATCATCCAGCCTGTGCAGGTGGTACGCCCCGACAAGCAGTATGTATATGCAAACTTCATGAACAGCTGGGGTATCATCGAATACTTCTATGATGGCCGTCAGAAGACTCAGGAGTGGATTTCCGAGGTATCGTTCCTCGCCGTACCCACAAGCCCGAGTTCCCTGCACTACATTGAGGTTGAGGAGGTACAGGCTGCGGCTACCTACACCGCAGTGACTTCTCCGACAGGCAACCCCAAGACACAGGGCTACTATGAGAAGAACAGCAGCGGCGAGTATGTACTGACTGAGGACACCACGGTGCAGAGCGGCAAGACCTACTACACCAAATCCTAAAGAGTGAGAGAGTATGACGGTAGAGCAATGGCTTAGGGGGCATTTTCACGGCCTCGGCAATCAGATAGAGGGCAACGTGCTTGAAGTGGCGGCAATATCGCCGATGGAGGCGCGTCCCGAACCTTTCCGCGTGGTCGCGCTGACCGACGAGGTAGAGGACTATATCAATGACGAGGAATACAGAAAAGGCCTGAACTACGCCCTCTCTACCCTCTACTACTCGATGTCGGCGGCAATCACGGGCGGCACCAAGAGCGAGAAACGTGGCAACAGACAAATCTCCATCGGCGGCTACCCTCTCACCACCAAAGACCGAGAGGCTTTCCGCGCACTTGGCGACAAGTTGCGCAGGGAGCTTGGCGCGGAGGTGGACGAGGAAGTGACCGACAGCGGAGGTATGTTTGACGCTACGGGACTGCGAGGGGACGCGCGCACTGCGTTCGCGCCACAATCAGGGACGCACTCACTGCGTTCGCGCCACAATCAAGACGGACCCAGCCTGCGCTACAATCGGGACTGGAGGCGATTTTAATTTTTGAAATCATGAGCGACCTTAGCTACAACGACCATTGCGTTATCACCCGAAGCTCGGGCGAGGAAGACGAGTACAACAACCTCGTGAGCGAGGAGATATACAGCGGCGTGTGTGACTTTCAGCCGGGAGGACAGACAAGCCTCTCGATAATCACGCATAACGACGTGGTGTATCTGCCGAAAGCCGTGATGGTGTTGGAGAACGACAATATCACGGTGACAACGGCACTCGGACGCAAGCGCGAGGGAGTGGTAAAGCTCGCCAACGACCTCGGCCTTGGCCTGACGGGCGACTATGTGACGGAGATTGAGATTAAGCAGAGCGTGGAGAAGTAAGGTATGGCGAATCCAAGCGTAAGAGGCTATCAGAGCCAAAATCTGAATGTCCTTAAAGAGGGCATGAAGATGTTTGTCAAGAATGTAGCGCAGCCGCAGCTTGTGTCTGTACTCAGACAGAAAGCGCAGGAGGTGGTGCAACTGATTGACAGCGGACTGATACCCGAATACACCGCCAACCTCCATGACGCTACGGGGTGTGCGGTTTATGCCGACGGAGCAATCTCGGCATTTATTCCCACAAAACGGGCGCAGAAGCAAGGCAAGAGCGGATTTGACGGAGTGAACCACTACGGCATTGAGGGCTCGGTCTTTCTCCAACAAGCTATCTCGGAGGCAAGCACACGCTTCGCCAAAGGAGTGTGGTTTGTGGTATTCTCCGCAGTGCCTTACGCCTATCACATAGACGCTCACGGCTCTCCTAAAGGACGCGGGCAGGACTTTTTCAAGACCATACGCGGGACGGCAGTCAATGACATTCTCGCAGGTCTGAGAGCAATTCCGAATGTAGAAGTAACCGCAAGCCCCACGATGCTATGACCTCAATCGCAGACCTCAACCCGGACGTGGCACTCGCTGCTTTGCTTGACGGCAAGGTGTCGGTGCAGACCTCGGCGATGCAGAGCCATACGATACGGGCTTACGGCGACGAAGAACGCCCCAACAAGAACCTCGCGGACGAGTTCATCGACGTGGAGTGGAACGGAGGTGCGCAGTCGCTCACGGAAGACCCGGCTCTTTTCAAAGGCAACCTTATGCTGACGATATGGTGCAAGGCTCAGACCGACGGCAGGGCGAAGAAGAAGCTGGTGAGGCAGATTCTTTCGCAGGTCGCTCCGCTCGTGCACCGCAAAGTGTCGCAGGGCTTTGTATTCAGCTTCGACCCTACGCAGGTGATTACCCCGACAACGACAAATCTCACTACGGGCTACTCGACCACCATCCTCAACGTGAAGTGGCGCGAGAGCCGATAACAACAGAATTATCAACAATCAAAAACCATATAACAATGGCAGCAAACACATTGACAAAGATTGAACTCGAAACCCGAATCTTCGGTGGTGTAGGCCGAGTGGTAATCTTCAAGGACTTCACTCCCGACAAGATTACATCATCGACCACTTGGAAAGACATCTTCCAAAGCGGCGGTCAGGACTGTGGCAAAATCACCAATGGCTCGCCCTCATGGGACGGTGACGACGCATCAATCACCACCGTGACCTCTACGCTCGGCGAGGTTATCCGCTCGTTCCCCGTGGCAGGTACATTCGCATGGAGTTGCCGCATCCCTCATTCGCTCGAAACCGTGCAGGTGGCGGGCGGTCGCGTGCATACCGAATCCGGCACAACCGATACCACTTCGGGCGGTCTGAAAGTAGCCAAGGACGCGAAGATTCTCGGCATCAACCCCGAGGATATGGACTTCAAGTGCGCAATCGGCGTGCTGAATCTGGAGCGCAACGAAATCTCGCTGTTCCCCCGCGCCTCGGTGATTTTCTCGCCCACAAGCGACGACGAGGACACCAAGCAGTACACAATCCACGCTACTGCGGACAGTTGTAAGACAGCCAACCTCGACACCATGATGTTCATTCCTCTCATGGAGAATCCCTGGGAACCCATGACCGAGGCAGAACCCTAATATAATAGAAACCGGTAACTACGGGGGCGGTAGCGACGATGCCGCCGCTCCCTTTAACCGTTCAATATGGCAGACGAAATAGAAGAAAAACCGCAGCCGCTATCAGACGAGGATTTAGGCCGTATGCTTGCGGCTAAAGAACATATCCGACAAGGTTTGCCGAGAGTGATAGCAGTAGACGGCAAGACTTACACCGTGCGTCAGATAAGCAAGGGGGTGAGGGCGAGAATACACACGCTTGAACTTGAAGCCTACCAACTCTCCGGCAAGCAGAAAGAGGCGATGCCTCTGCGTAAGGCAAAGAATATTCAGCACAAACTCGACACACTGCACGCCAAGACAGCCACCTACTATCTGTTAGGAAACAGGGCGGTGTGGATGCCGTGGCTATTTGCACTGACGTGGCGAAAGCTGATGTGCCGCCCCGAGGAGCATACTTTTCAGATCAACAATGCCGCCGTAAACGATGAAGAAGTGGGTTTTTCTTCCGCCAATTGGGATATTACAAGACTCCAACTCGCACTTTCTATGAGACCGATTGGCGACGGCGTAAGGCAGACGCTGAAAAGATGGGAAAGCGCATTGGAGCAGACGGACGAGGACGCTACGAAGAAAAAGGAGGCGGACAGCAAGTCGGCAGCTTCTTCGCCGAAGCGACCGACAACGAGAAGATAAAGGCGATATATGGCAACTTCGGCCTGTGGTCGTGGCTCCGCTATTGGTGGCTTGACACGGAGAACTACGTGACGTGGATGCTTATGGATAAGGGCTACTATGACTACGACTACTCCGAGCCTAAACCGAAGCACAAGCCGACGGCAGAGGATAAAGAGATATGGAGTGCGGCCAAACTTGACGCTATCCTCGGAGTGAAGCGCAAGCAGACACCTCTCACACCGGAGCAGTTGCAGGCGGAGGTGATGGCCGAGGAGGCAAGGAAAAGGGCGGCACTCAGTTGAATGTCGCCACTCTGAATTAAAAAGCCTTGTCGGGATAAAATTCAGCGAAACATACTCTCAATGCCTCCATCGGATATGTATTCACCTCACCCCATCGTTCGTGTTTTGTCTTTTCAGTGTGTTTGAAGTTCTTCTTGCACCATTTGGATGCAAGGCGGCCGATTGTTGCTGCGGCTTTTGTGCCGATATTTAGATGATGGATGTTGGCGAAACCCATAACCGACATAAATCCATTGGGCTTGACAACTTCTTCTATGTGCGACACTTTTTGAACAAGTAGTTTCTGCTCTGACTCCATTTCAATCTGACGTTGTTCCAGCTCGACTTGCTGCTGTGCAATTTCACATAATTGTCTAACTGCTGCAAGCGTCTGCTGTGATTTCGTGAGTGGCTTAACCGCAACAAAACCTTTTGTGAGCAATTCCTTTATTCGGTCGTTGCACCAAAGATAGAATGTGGGCGACAACCATTGCGCGAAGATTAACGCTAAATCCTCATGTAACCAAGTACCTTGATTGTTACCGCCTTGATTTACAACGACTAATGCCGTTGCGGAAATTCCCGTTTTGGCTGATAATGAACTAATTAGCTCCTGAGTTGATTTTGCGGAGAGAAAGTCGTTAGGTCGCTTGCCGAAAGACTTTGCCATCTCGGTAGCGTTCACCATTACGGAGTCACCCTTGCGGAAAGTAACGCCGTTGCCGTTATAATTGAAAATCTGAATGTCGTTTGCCATATATTATCGGTGTGAGTCCAAAAGAAGCATCCCCGACAGCAGTCTTAAAGTCGCAACAGACCGCCATCGAGGATGCAGAATATCTTTATGTGTTCACTTCGTTGCGACGAGAAATGATTTCACACCGCAAATATACGACTATTTTGCGGATTACGCAATAGAATCTATAAAATTACTTTAGGTTTTGGCGGAGTTTTATTATCTTTGCAATGAATTAGAGCCGAGAGCCATATCCCGAAAGGGGTGTGGCTCTTGTGGTTTTAGAAGCGTATGGGATACTATTCTTTAGTGTTTGTGTTGTTTTCTAAAAATGCTTGTGGAACATCTGTTTGGAGGCTATAAATACAGCCTTTGATTCGGTCGCTATAAATAGACATTGAATCTAAATTTTCAATCAACATATCATTGCGCCATTCATAGCTATTCAGAAAAGAGACGCGCACCAAATCCTCTGATTTCTTTAGGTTCTTATAGATTTCCTTTATGTCGTTGAGGGAAGATTGAAAGTCTTTGGGGCAGTCTAACAGGATTGGATACAAACTGTCAACAGAGGTGTTTAGAGCTTCGCACTCAGCACGGTAGGTTTCATTAAAAAATGACGGTTGTTCTTTTGTACTCCTACTGTCAGCAATTATCAACCCACTAACAGCTCTCAGTCTCTCTGTCGTGTTGACATACTTATTAAGGTCGCTAATATATTGCTGCTTTTTATCAGTGCATCCAGCCATCATAAAAGCAAGGAGCAATATTGTGATTAGTTTCTTCATATACTTATGTTTTGTGGTTGTTCGGGGCGTCAACGACTGCTATTTGTACTCAGACAGATATTTAGGTATGATTTGTGTGCCAATATAAATCCAACTTCTAAAAGTATTTTCTGACAAAGAATTGCCATCACGGGTATTTATAATATCAGGGATTTCCCTTTGAGCCTGTCCAAAAATAGTTAGAATCTCCCACTTATCCATACCCATTTTTACACATGACATTATCCATCGGAATCCATAGCTTCGCAAAGCCCACTCCGCAGTTTCTTTATCCGAATTTGACAAAGGTAAATCTTTGGCTTTCCCAAATCCAGCCTCCGCACCAAATTGCTCCCAATCATATACCATATTTCCGCATCCAAAAACCAACCATTCGGGGTTAAGGTTTGGATAAGTTCTACATAGCAAATCGATCGCTGATGAAAGAGAGTCGTGGAGCAAAAGCATTGTTGACTCCTTTTCGTATTTGGTCGTCGTTGCTCGGATATAACTCTTGTAAATGAGCAATCGGTCTAATATGTCTGATTGAATTTTTGATAACGACATCCTGCGTCGCAATAATTCAGATGCGTTAAGCTCTATATCAAATCTTCCATAAAAGTCTTGCGACGAGCCTAACATAGAGCCATTGCCAAACCTAATCCATTGAGGGTTTAATTCAGGATACGCGGTAATAATCTTCTTTATACACTGGCAGTCTGAATCGAGGTTCTCATTGAGAATCGTATCTGCTTTTACATCGCACAAATGCGCGAATACATCCAAATCTATATCCAAATATTCAACGAATTGGATTATTCTATCATTGATTGTACTTTTCTTTTCCATTGGCTCTCAGGCTCTAAAATTTGCCAAAATTACTCCAAATCTCCGAGATATGAGCTATTTATGGGGAGAAATAAAAATATGTTTTATAACATAAAAATATTTTTCTAAAGTTATATTATAGGTTTAGTTGCAGAATATCCAATATATTATTATATTTGCGAAGTGAAATCAAAGACGGTCAAAACCGCGCCTCCAATAAGGGTATTGCACAAATCAAAAGTTTGTTCTACTTCTGCAGTGCGTAACATTTTAGAGGCGGTTGAACCGCAAACATAGACCGTGTGCGGTATTTTTATACCCATACGCAATATAGCGGCATTGTACCCCCGTGGAAATCCGTAATGGACTACAGCCTCTAAGGTGTTACGCAACGGGAAAGGCAATGCCGTTTTTCTATTGCCTATAATCTTTCATAAATTGCGTAACAATGAAAGAAAAAGAAACCGTGACTTGCCCAATATGCGGCGGCACACTGCAAGTACAGGGTCAAGCCCTGTTCAAAGAACACCACGAGCGACTGTGGTACAAGAAAGCCGAAGAGTGTGGAGTAGACGCTTATAACGGATATGACTGCTTTGGCGACTTGTTTTACCGACGGAAAATTTGCAAACAAGTCGGCATCCTTCACTCAACTTCGCCCGGACAAATCGTAAACAAACCCGACGCACTCATACAATGGGAGAGAAGCAACCCTATCCCCGAAATAGACCTTATCGAATTTGTCGCCAACCTCGCACAGAAAGGAGGCGCGAAATGAGCGAACAACGTGTGACGAGAAACGTCCTCAACCTGCTTTCCGCAGCAACAGCTCTCGCCGAAATCCTCGACTATCCGATTATAAAAGGACGCATCAACATCGGGTTCAAGTCAGCCGCCGAACTTATCAAGAACGTGCAGACAGCGGCAAGAGTGGTGTCTGACGATGCTCTTGAAGCATCAGAAGAAGTTGTTTTCATTAAATCCAAACTGCGCGAGTTATGAGCTACGACTTCACCGCCGCCTCGGACTTCCTAACTGACGAGGCAGGCATAACTCCCGAAGAACTCTATGAGGAAATCGTGGGAGCGATGGCTACCGTTTCCAAGTTGGAGAACAAGCGCAACCGAAAGGCGGCTCACTCAATATGGGACACGCTGCTGACCTGCGCGGACTTCATAGAGCGGATAACACCGAAAACTGCGTAAAAGCACCGTTGAAAAATTGCATAGTGTCGTAATTTTTAGTAACTTTGCTCTACAATAGAGCCAAAGAGCCACCATCCTTGACGGGATAGGTGGCTCTTTTATATAACTCGATTTTTAACCAAGCCGAGAGCCATAGAGCCGATGCCGCGCAAGCGGTCTCGGCTCTAATTTTTAAGGCGATGGCAGATAATTTGATATTTCCTATCAAGTTTGACTTAGAGGCGGCAGTAAGGGAGGCACAAGGCGATGCAGACCGTCTTTTGCGCAGGTTGCAGACCACTATAAATGCGAAACCGCTTGCGGTTAATCTAAAAATCCCCGGTGCAGGTAGCGGCTCAATTAATGAGATAAACAGCCGTTTGAAAGAATTGGTAAAGCAATGGAACAACCTCACCGAAGCACAGCGCATAACCAATAAGACAACGGGAGAATACACCGCTGAGGCAAAAAAGATAATCGCTGAATACACACGTTTAAGAGGTGCGAGTGAAAGTTATGCACAATCTTTGAAGCAAATTGATTCAGCAGCGAAAAAAGCGGCAAAGCAGCAGGAGAAGTTGGCAGAAGCGGCATATCGGGGTTCTAATGCGTTTAAGAATCAAGATGGCTATGTGTCACGCCTTGTTAAGCGACTTGCCGTATATGCTTCATTCCAATATACGAGCCAATTTCTTACCAATATTCGTGAGGTAACGGCACAGTTTGAACTTCAAAGAATCTCATTAGGCGCGATTATTCAAGACCAGCAAAAGGCAAACCAGCTCTTTGCCGAGATAAAATCGTTTGCTCTCACTTCGCCGCTCAAAATTCTTGACTTAACAAAATACACAAAGCAAGTCGCCGCCTACGGATTTGAAACCGAGAAACTGTTTGACACGACTAAGATGTTGGCAGACATTTCGGTAGGGCTTGGAGTGGATTTTGGGCGCACGGTACTTGCCTATTCGCAAGTTTTCACAACTGGTTTTTTGCGGGCAAGCGAGGCAAGGCAAATGACGGAGCAGGGAATCCCCATCGTGGATAAACTTGCAAAGAAACTGACGGAATTAAATGGACGCATTTATACCGCAGCGGAAGTTATGGATATGATGTCAAAACGCGCCATATCATTTGAACTTGTTGAGCAAGTATTTAAGGATATGACCTCGGCAGGTGGCGAGTTCTACAATATGCAGGTCAAGCAGTCACAGACCTTGTTCGGAATGTGGAGCAAGCTCGGTGACGCAGCGGCAATCATGTACGACCAAATCGGCAATACATCAAGTATAAACGCCGGAATGAAGCTCGCTATCCGCTCTATCGAGTCGATGATGCGCAACTGGAAAACAACAGCGAGAGTGCTTGATTCGGTTGCAGTAGCAATGACTGTATATATCGTCGGGCTGAAAAATGCTGCTATCGCATCAAAGGCGTTGACAAGTGCGGTTGCATTGGAAAACCTCGCACATCAACAACAGATAATCCGCACTCCGAAGATTGTTGCAGGAATAATCGGCATAAACAATGCAAAGAAAATATCAACTCTACTCACGGGACTGCATACAAAAGCAGTATTAAGCGAAGCGGCAGCTACAAATGTCTTGACTAAAGGATTTTGGAAACTGACGGCTGCCATGCTTGCTAATCCGTGGGTGGCGGCTGCATCAGCTATCGCATTGGTTGGCGTTGCATTATTCCATTTTATCGGGAACACCGAAACCGCAGCGGAGAGAGCCGAAAAACTTAACAACTCGGTTGCGTCATTAAAGAATTTGGATGATACAACCAAGCCACTTATTGATACTTACAACGAGTTAATCAATAAGACTGAGCGCACAGCAGAGGAACAGAAGAAGCTCAGTGAGGTAACGCATGAGTTGGCAAAACAATATCCGGGGGCAATAACCGCCATCGGTAATTTCGGTGAGGAAGTTGAACTGGCTGCGGACAAGCTGAATCAGCTATATCAGGCAGAGAAGCAAGCGAGGATGGAGAACACTCGCCATGAACTTGAAAAGACTGAGCAAAAAATAACAGAAACCGAAGAAAAAATTGCTCGATTACAAGCTCAGTTGCAGGACGGAACAAAGACCGTTACTATTGGAAGCAGTATTACGGGCTACACTCAAACAGTCACCGTTCAAATGAACGATGAAGATAAGGGTAAGATTCTAAAACAGATTGACGAACTGCGATATGGCGAGGACGGACAAAGCGGCTTGTTCGGTTTGCAGCAGTCCGCAGAAGCGGCTCGTCGTGCGTTGGGTTTAATTCCCTCCGAAGCGGCACAGGCAGTCGAAAAATTCGGTGCATGGAAGAAAACATTTACGACGTTCCGGCAACAAGTTGGTGATGTTCGGGTGCAGCTTTTTGACGATAGCACCATTGCGCAATTCGGTTCTCTTGAAGAAGCCCTCAAAAAGACAGCGGAGGAATACAAAAAGAATATCGCCCTTGTTGCCACTTATGATGAAACACTTAAAAGCGCAACTCTAACCTCAGAAGAACGTGCTAAAATCGAAACCGAGAGAGCAGAGGCGGATGCTATGGCAAACTTGGCAGAGAAAGCATTGAAGTATTATAATGCAATGTCATTGTTAAACACTTCGACAAGTGGCTCCGGTCGCAAATCCGACCCTCGCCTGCAAACGCTTCAGGAGATAGCCAACAAAATGGCGGAGGTCAACAAGGAGTATGACGAGCTGCTGAAAAAGGAGGGGAAGACAAAAGCCCTCGCCGACACTCAGAAGCTCTTTGCATCGTCGTTCAAGCAGATGGAGGCTACGGCTAAGAAATACAAATTCAAGCTTCCTGCCTTTGAAGTACCGCAGACAATCGAGGATGTGCAGAAGTGGTACAAGGCGATTATGGATAACATTAAACGCCTCAAGCTCAAAAACGCCGACAAGGTGCTTATCGAGCTTGGGTTCAAGTCCGACAAGGCGGCTATCGACAAGCAGCAGAAAGACATCGAGAAGCAGCTTAAGGCTCTTTCCGACCGCATTTCGCGCACCAAGACGGCGAAGGAGTTTTATGAGAAGATACTGGGGCAGACTGGGGACTACGACTTAGCCGCCAAAGTGTCGCTGAGCATCTACGGCGACACGGGCTATGACTTGCAGAAGCAGCTCGCCGAGCAGATAAAGGAGATGACGGGTGGCTATGGGGTAGAAGTACCAATCAGCATCATATCGGCAGACAATCGCATCGACTATCTTGCGTTGGAGCGTTTTGTCAAATCCAAGCAGAAAGAACTCGGAGGCATTGAGAGCAACGCCTATAAAGAGTTGGTGAAAATTGCGCAAGACGGACAGAAAGACCTTGCCAAGACCTACGAGGGCTATCTGAAAGACTTGGAGAAAGCCAAGACCTACGCTGACAAGCGCGTTGAATTAGCACGGACTACGGCGGCTAAGATACGCGAGATAGAACAAAATCCGCAACTGAGCAAAGAGCAAAAGGCTGAGTTGAAACGCGGCTATCAGGAGCGCGAAGACAGAGAGGCTGCAAAGCTGGAGTACGAAGCATTTAAGGACACCCCGCTCTACGTTCAGATGTTCGAGGACTTGGAACACGCATCAACTTCGACGCTTGAAATGATGAAGTCTCGGCTCGAAGCGTTGAGCGGCGTATGGGGGACTGCGCTTGACCCCACGCAGCTCAAAGAGATACAGAGCCGCATGAACGAGATTGATGAGCAGCTACGCAACCGCAATCCGTTCAAGACGCTAAAATCCGCTTATATGGACTATAAGAATGCGGTGGAAAGCGTGTCGGTGCAGGGAGCGGTGGCAAATGCAGGAGCGGCGCGCAAGGAGTTCTATGAGCGGAGCAGGGATTATGGCGCAGACTCGGCACAAGCGAGAGAGGCTGAAAAGGAGCTGAAGGCCCGAGAACGAATTGTGGAAATCGCGCGTCAGCTTACCGATGAACAGGGCAAGCAACTCAAAGGGCAGAAAGCTCTTGACAAGGCGCAGAAGATAGCACTTGACAATCAGATACAGGCAAACGGGCTTCTTGCCATAGCAGCCGCTGAGGAACAGGCTGCGATAGATAAGGCGAAAAAGGAGGGGAAAGACCCGAACACCGACCCTGCCGTAAAAGCAGCCCACATCAAAGTCGAGGCAGCCAGAGAGGAAGTCAACCTCGCCCAACGTGTAAGCGAGATTGTGCAACAGAACGCCAAGACGAGCAAGACACTCAAAGAGAATCTTATCGGTGCAGCCAATCAAGTAACACAGTTTATGCAGATTGGCGCGGATGTTGCACAAGCTATCGGTGACACAATGGAAGCCCTCGGTGCTAATGAGGACGATGTGCAATATTTCAATGATATTGCAACCGCACTCGGCGACATTACGGCAGGATTCCAAGGCATAATAGATTCCGCTCTTAGCCTTAATGTAGGTGGCATTATATCCAATGCGATTGGTGTTATCCCCAATATGGTCAAAGGTTTTGTCGGATTATTCTCCGCAGGGAAAGTCCGCAAGGCAAACAAAGAGATTGAGCGTCAGGAGCGGATACTGGAGGAGCTGGAGTATGCTTACGGTCGGCTCGAAAAGGCAATGGAGCGTGTGTTCGGGTCAGAAATGGTGGGGAACATCAAAGCCCAACAGAAAAATTTACAAGCTCAGGCCGAAGCGTACCGAAAACAGGCAGAGGCCGAGCGGAGCAAGGGGAAGAAAACGGACGAGGATAAGCTGAGGGATTACGAGAACTCGTACCGCGAGACGATGGACAGGCTGGCGGAGCTGCAAGGAAAGGTGGCCGAGCAGCTGATAGGGTCAGACCTGTCATCAACGGCGAGGGACTTTGCAAAAGCGTGGGTGGAGGCCTACAGGGAGTTCGGGAACACGGCGGATGCGATGGGGAAGAAATTCAGGGAGATGGTGGAGAACATGGTGACTGAGGGGCTGATGGCGCGGGCCATGGAGCGTGCGCTGAAGCCGACGTTCGACATGATAGACAGGATGGAGGAGGGGGACTTCTACGACCGGGGCTTCTGGGAGAGGGTGATGGAGACGGCGGACAAGGGTGCTCGCGACGCGAACGCTGCCGGAGCCGCCATCATGGCGTGGGCTGAGCAGTGGGGCTACCAGAGCCGTGGCGATGCGGAGGAGGCACGCGGAATAGCGAAGTCCGTAGGGTCGGCGACGAGCGAGGAGGTTAACGCGAACACGGCAGCTCTGACGACGCAGACGCACTACATGGCGATGGTGAACGAGAATGTGTGGGCTATCAGGCGGCTTATGGAGGCCGGGACTACAGGAGCAGGGGTGACTGGAACTATAGACTACACGCCGATGATGGCGACGGCGAACGCTCACCTGAGCAGTCTGCCGAGGATAGAGCACCACATAGCGGAGATACACACCCTGCTGGGGAGGGTGGTGACGACGAGGGGGGGGAGCTGGGCTGTCAACTCGCGATACACGACATGATGGCGGGATATGAGATAACGCTATAGACAACACACTGGATATAAACATATTAGTAGATATGCAACGGATAAATTACAAATCGGACTTCGACTTCATACTGAGGCTGAGGGACTGCAAGGGGGACGCGGTCGGTTTCCCGAAGTATGACTGGGAGGCGAGGCTGTGGACTCCGCAGAACAAGGCTAACGCCTACACGGCTTCGTGCAAGGGCGGCGTGTGTGAGAACTGCTACAATGACAACGGCGAGATACACATAGTATGTGACGGCCAAGAACTACACAGTATCATAAACAACCTAATACAGACATAAAATCATGCAACAGACAACAACAGCAAACGGCATGCGCAAACTCACGGCAGCCGACGGATACCGCATCGCATATCTCGGCGACCTCTCCACGGCCACCACGACGGCCTATCTGGGACAGGGCGACTCGCCCGACAACTACACCGAGGTCACCGAGGCCGAAGTGGAGGCATGGGAACAGGAACAGCGCAGACTGGCACAGGAGGCCGAGGAACAGGCCGCGAACGGCGACACGGCCACCGGGGAGGGCGCGGAGTGAGCCTTTCATACGGCGACGCGCTGACCGACAGCATAGCATTAACACCATTCATACCATATTTTATGAGGAAAATCAACAACATCGTCGTCCACTGCACCGCAGGGGCACAGACACAGAGCGCGGACGACATCGTCCGCTACCACCGCACCCAGCTCGGGTGGAAAGCCCCGGGATACCACTACATCATCGAGCGCGACGGGCGCACGGTATGCACCCAGCGCGAAGACCTCGTGAGCAACGGTGTCAAGGGACACAACCACGACAGCGTCAACATCGCCTATGTCGGCGGCATAGACTCCAAGGGACGTGGCATCGACAACCGCACAGCCGCGCAGAAGGAAGCCCTCGTGCGTCTGCTGCGCGAGCTGCGCACACGCTACCCCCGCGCCCGCATCCTCGGACACCGCGACATCGCCTCCAAGGACACCAACCACAACGGCATCATAGACCCGTGGGAACGCGTCAAGGAGTGCCCATGTTTTGACGTAATTCCTGAATACAAAAACATCTGACACAATTAATTAAATGCCGCAAGGCAAAGCGAACATTGACATTCTGGAAACCGCCTTAATTATCAGAAAATTCTATTTTTTGATAATAAACATCCTTATTTATATATTTATTTTATCAAATATTAGACAAATATTGGAAAATTTACGATTGATGATGTATGATTGATGATGCAAATATGTAACTTTGTAGCAGGAAATCAACATGCAAACAGCAAGCAAACGACATTCAAGCAGCATCAAGTCTCTCATCTTATCAACAAAAACTATATGAATCTGTCAAGTCTGGAATATTCGCATCTTATTGCTTGGATTGCTTACTTCAAGCAAGGGGTGGTTTTGAACTCTACCCAGATGCAGAAACTCATGTTCATATGCTATGGGAGATGTCTGGCAGAGGCAGACACACTTATTTTTGCAGATGACACTCCCAAAGCATGGCCTTTCGGACCTGTATTTCCTCGGAGTTACAAGCACTATATCGAAGCTGTTCCGGCAGACTTGTCACAAGATGAGAAGACTGCGTTTGCTGAAAACCCCACAACGCTTAAGATAATCGCAGAAACAGTGGGGAACTACTGTCATCTGTCTGCAACACGCTTGAGCGAGTGGTCGCATCGTCCGGAAAGTCCATGGCGCAAGACCGTATTTAACGGTGCTCCAGCGTGGAATCGTCCCATTGATTCCAACATAATCAGGAGTTTCTTTGAAGGTAATTGGCAGACAGGGCTATGAATATACAGGATTTTGACGGAATAGTTTCGTCTGCACAGCCAACACGGTCTGATAGCACAGACATATCATGGAAGCGTTACGGGATTTATAAAGCCACTGTGACTGCGCGTGATTTCTGCTTCGGAAAGCCTAAGACGAAGAAACGATACAGCCGTTTCCAAGCCACAGCAGAGACGCTTATCTCTACGCTTCCAGAGGACGCGAACCCGTTTCTCGTGGAGACGAGTGAGAGGCTTTTGAATCTCCACAGAACGATAGAAAATACCGAGGCTCGGAGGCGACTGGAAAAATGGGCAAGGAATACAATCATCCTATATCTCATCTGTGTCTTTCTTCTAGTCATTGCCAACGGAGCCTCTCGCATAATTTGGCCTGGTATTTTCAAGGATGATGGATTTATATCTGATTTTGTAATGAATGTTATTCTGTCCACCACGACCATTAATATAATAGGTTTAGGTGTCTTGGTTTTAAAAGGCCATTTCCCACAGAAAGAAAACAAGGACAATAAGGGCAATAAGAATGAATCATCGTCCTCATGATATATGGGACGTTAAAAATCACATGGTTTGCTACGGCGGTTTCCAGCAATGGCAATCGCCGTTTTGTCTTGCGGCACAGAAAGCAAGACAATGAAAAGACATCAAAAAGACAGATTCGACATTGAGAAAGAGCAGCGGACGCAGAACCGCGTGATGGGCGGCTGTGTGGCGGTCATCATCCTCATGCTGGTGCTGATGATTGCATGTGCCTCCTGTGCATCGCAGAAGCACACACAACGCACTGAGAGGGACAGCACGGCGCAGACGGTGGATTCGTCGGGAGTGCGTTACACCAGGGCTGACAGCGGAGTGATAAACTGGCTGACGCTGGCCATCCAACATCTCAAGATGCAGCTTGTGGCCGACAGTGTAACCCTCCCGTCAGGCGCGGTCATACACGCGCCGCGCCTGACCGCCGAGGCCGACAGCCTGACCGCCGGCAAAGGCAGCGCGGAGCTTCACCACGCCGAGACCGCCGACTCGTCAGCAGTCATGTCCGAGAGACGCACCACCCACGAGGCTACCGAGGACGAGGCCAAGGAGACAACCGCTGTCAGCAAGCCGCCCGATACCTCAGCAATCTGCCTGGCCGCTGCGGTGATTGTCGCTGCGGTCGCTGCAACAGGTTTAGTCATAAAGAAATTCAGGAAATAAGCGATGGAAGTATTACAGACAATAGTGTTGAGCGTGCTGGGCATCGGTTTTGTCGGGGACATAATCATGCACTTCGCCCTACCCCACCGAAAGCGCATGGACTATGCCGACGCGGAGATGAAAGAGCATGACGCTGACAAGGCCGAGGTCGAAAGGCTCCATTTGCAGATAACGCACCAGCAGCAGAGCCTTGACATCTATATCAAGATGGAAAAGGACAACGCCGAGCGGATAGCCGAGCAGAACAAGGCTCTTAACGACAAGACGGAGCAGATACGCAAACTCACCTCACAGCTGATAGACTCCGAACACGGACGCAATGCCGACAAGGACGAGATAGCGAGGCTAACAGCCGAGAACGCACATCTGCACATTATGGTGGAGCACTACAAAATGTGGCATTGCCGCAAGAACGACTGCGCCGAGCGTGTGCCTCCCAACGACAAGCTGAAAGGGCTTAAGTACGAGCCTCCCAAACGGGCAGTAAAATAGCCCCGTAACCTCTGAGCCGCCTAACTCGCTAAAACCAAACGGCTCAGAGAGCATGCGTGCCTCGCGTCACAAGGGCTATATGAGTTGAATCAACTTCTATAATCCTATAACGCGGGGCGCATCATTATGTTCGCCGCCAAACGTTAAACAAAACAACCCGATGCCTAAGATTGCTGAATTAGCCGGTCATGTCATAGAACTCGTGGCACACGAGACGGAAATACCAGAAGAAGCCATATTGTCAAAATCACGCACAGCTGAGGTGGTCGACGCACGGCACCTCGCAATAAAACTGCTTCATCAGAAAGACATATACACAAAGAGGATAGCGGAGATATTCGGGATGTCGCCGAGGAGCGTCAGACACATCATCACGACCTTTGACTCTCGCATACAGACGAATAGGTCGCTGGGATACAACTTGGCAAAAATTAGGAAACAACTGGGAGACAATTAGGAGACAACTCGGCAATAACTCCTTTTCAACCAATGTATTGAGGGGTAATTTTGCATCACGGAGCGATGTTGCTCCGCAATGTAAAATTATTTCAAAATGTCAGATACCAAAGTGTTTTCTTTCGGTGAACAGAACGGCGGCGGCATGGCTCCGCTTATCGCCTCTCTGTGTCAGAACCGTGGGCTGGATCCCAACATGGTAGCGGCCATGATCAACAACAACCGTGGCAACGGCGGCTGGGGTGACATGGGCGCATGGTGGATTGTAATCTTACTCATCTTCGGATGGGGCGGCTTCGGTAACGGCTTCGGCGGCGGTTTCGGAGGCCGTGGCTCCGCGCAGGGTCTCGCCGACCTCGGCAACCTCGTGAACAACGACGCCGGTCGCGAACTTCTCATGTCGGCAATACAGGGCAACGGTCAAGCTATCTCACAGCTCGCCTCTACCGTACACTGCGACGTGAACGCATTGCAGGGCGCAATCGCCAATGTATCGCAGAGCCTCTGCCAGCTCGGCAATCAGATGGGTCAGAACACCAATCAGGTGCTTACCGCCATCATGCAGGGCAACAATACTATCGCTTCCCAGCTTTGCGAGTGCTGCTGCTCTGTCAAGAGCCTTATAACCGAGCAGGGCTATCAGAACCAGCTTGCGACATGCAACCAGACCAACACCCTCGTTGCGACTGCCAACGCGAACACCCTCGCGCTCCGCGACGGTGCGACTGCCAACACCAACGCCATCCTTGCCAAGCTTGACGCAGCGGAGATGCGTGCCATGCAGGACAAGCTCGATGCACTCCGCGAGCGCAACACCGCCCTTGTCGCACAGCTCAGCAATGAGCATCAGACCGCCGCTATACAGGCTTATCAGGCTCAGGCAATCGCCCCGGTCAATGCTGCGCTCTCCGACCTGTCGGCGCGCCTTGCAAAGATTGAGTGCAAACAGCCTGAGACTGTGAACATCCCCTACATCCCTGCGATGAGCAACCTTGTGCCTGTGTCGTACTCACAACCCGTCAGCTTCGGTGTTGCCCCCTATGCTAACGGATGCGGATGCTGATTCTTAACCCTAAACAAGATTAGCTATGTATCCTAACGCAATGAATCCGTATTGGTGGATGCCTCCTATGGGGGTGATTCCGCAGCAGCCACACAGCCGTCTTAAACGCATAGACGTAGGAGGCATATATAAAATCAGCACCAACTCCGTTGTGCTCGACACCACCGCTTCGCAGGTGGTCTACGGCTTCAATCCGTGCGAGTACCGCGAATTGCCGTGCGAGAGCCTTATCCTGCTGACCATCCACGCGGATGTGCCGACAGGTGGCGAGGGCTTCCCCATCCATATCGCGATACCGGGCGGCTCGACCACGACATCTACAACGGGCGCAACGTCAGGTTCGACTTCGACAAGAGTGCCCGTTGTAGACTCGCAGGGCAACAATGTTACCGGGGCGAACGTGCAGGGAACGACCGAACGATTGTTGTACCTCAACAAACGTACCGGCACAGCACGCTTCATTGAGTTCACCAACTCGGCGGGGGCGGCAGCAGATTAACAAACAGTGAGGGGTGAAATTCCCCTCACACTTTCAACTAATTCACAAACCAAGATATGTTTCAGTCAGCAAGAGTAAACCAACCAATCTATATCCTCTATAAAGAGAGTGTGCCGCGTATTGAAATCGGCAGCATCACGCAGGTAACGCAGCCTGTCTACAAGTTCCCGACAGCACCGCAGTTCGGACAGATGCAGGAGCAGGTGGTGGACGTGTACGCCAACGTGGGCGGCGCACAGCGTCAGTTCCAGCAGCTTCCGGCCAACAAGGAGAGCGCGAACTACGTAACGGGCGGCAACGTGTTCGTCACCGTGAGCCGCGACGCGATGAACGCCGAGATAGCCACTCTCAAAAACGAGGCGGTGGGTATCATCAACCGTGTGGACGAAGAGCGGCAGAAGATTGTCAAGTATGACGAAATCCTTATGCAGCTCAATCCGGAGTATGCCGAGAACCAGCGCAGGGAACAGGAAATGGCCTCTATGAAACAGCGCATGGAGGCTATGGCCTCGGACAATGCCGAGCTTAAGAGCATGATGGCACAGGTGTTGGCGAAACTCGATGCTGACGGAAACAAATCTTCTAAAACCAAATAACTATGGGCTATATAATCGAGATAACTGAGGACAAGGCTATGGACTTGAAAGAGAAAGCCAAGAAGATCCTCAAAATCGGCAAGGAGATGTATGAGTGCATCGAGGAGCTTGCCGAGGATTCGCAGATGGGCGAGCGCGGCGGCTACGGACGCTACGGCAACCGTGGCGGGTATGGCGGCGGTGGCTACGGCAACCGCGAGTATGACGAGGACTGGGACGATGACGACGACTTCGGCGAAAGGCGAGGACGTTCATCTCGCACCGGACGCTATATGCGCCGATAAATAACCGTGGGGCGAATGTCGCAGTTTGTCGCAACTTATCGCAGATTGCGATATTCGCTCCCTTAATTTATTAGCTATCAACTTTAGAAGATATGGCAACACCATTGGATAACTACGAATTGAAACTTCCTGAGTCTATGAGAGCCTACTTGCGCTCGTATGGCTACCATTTCTGCAAAAAATCTCTTGAATCCGCAGTCAAAGGGATGCGCCGTCTTAACCCTGCCACAAATAAGATGGAGCGTATTGAATATGTCCCAAAGGAGCAGATTGAGGAGCTTTTGCAGAAGTACGGCATTAAGATAGAGGATAATGTCGGCTATGACTTCTGCTATTACTTCCACCAAGCCAAAGCAGACCTCTACAAGTCAAGCATCGTTGACGAGAAAGGATTGTGTCAGTATGTCGCAGACATGATAAACGACCCCGACTTAAAAGGTGGCAATGCTTTCCGTCATTATCTCGTTGACCTTGACGCAAAAGGAATAGGCGCAGATTGGGACGATTGGCTATGATACGCCAAACCATATACCTTGACCGCGCCGACGGATGGAAGATAACATGCTACTACGCCGTAACCCACTACGAGGTTGAGGAGATACTGCACACCCTTGCCAAAGCCGGAGCGGATGACAAGAGCCTTGACCGCGCCTATGAGAACCTTTCGTCGGGCAATCCGAACTGCGGCATCTGTTATTCGGGTAAAGGCGAGAGCGTGTTGGTCGTGACGGTGACGACCAACGTCGAGGAGTTTGCTGACTCCATCGACCACGAAAAGCACCATCTTGCAGTCCAAATAGCGGATGTCTTGAAGTGGGATTTAAAAGGCGAGGAAGTCTGTTACCTTGCCGGAGAAATCGGGCGCAAGATGCACCCTATCGTGAGCCACTATCTTTGCGAGCATTGCCGAGGATATTAACGTATAAAGAAAACGGCAAATTCTTTACACATAAATTGAACGTGTAAAAATCCTTTATATATAAACGCAAAAATCCCCGACCGCTCCGTATCGCTCGGAACTGCCGGGGATTGATTCATTCGTCAATAGGCGTTAGCTCGATTCGGACTTTCTTCGGCTCGCTATCCCACGTCACGGAGGGGGAAGAGTCTTTTGGGAGGGTAATGCAATCGCAGGACTCGTTTTCCCAAAACCCGAATCCCGTTCTTTTAGGCTTGCCGCCAATGAGGACTTGCGCATTTAGGCTATTGTTATCCCTGCATATCCACCCCTCAATCACCGCCGTCTCTTTTTCTGGGAGGAAGTCGAGGTCGGAGGCGTAGAATATCCTGCTACCCATAGCTTCTATATAGGCATCGTTGCCGTCAGACATCTGTGAATAAGGCAGCACTGCTATCATCTTGCCATTTGATTTAATTCGTGCCAACATAAACTTCTATTTTACAAGCTCAAATTCGTAAACGAACACATAGGGATTGGATTTCCACACACCTTTACCCGAAATTCGGTCTATCAGAGCGGCGTAGGCTTCGCGGGGAGTGGAGTAGTAGAAGTCAACTCCGTTAGGGGCTTTGTTATAGGGTATGCCATAAGGCATTGCGTATTTATCTGAATGTAATACACCTTCGGCTATGCAGTCGGATTCCGATATGTCGTTGAGTCGTTCCACCCTCACATCGGTGATGCGGATGAAATGACGCATTTTGGATGCCTGAACAAACAGCTTATTACGCCAACCAGCTTCACAAAACGGAAAAGGCTCTATCCCTATCTGGGAATAACTTTGCGCCACGGCTACCACTTCGCCGACATGGTATTTCGGCTTTAACTCATAACCGTGGCTATCCTCGATTCCGCTTTTTGAGAATGGGGATTGTCTAACGCCCGTGCAATTCGGGATTATCCTCCTTGTCTGCGTCTTGCGACCGTCAAGCACGGCTTGGGTGAGACCATAGAAATCATTAAAGAGTATTTTCTTCATTTCTTCTCGTATGATTTAAGATGCGCGGCTAATGTCTTTGCATCGTCATTATCGGTCTAAATACAACTCAATCTCATTTATCTTGCAACCTTCTCCGATGTAGGGGTAGCTATCCCTTATCCATCTGACCGGGCAATGCTTTGCGAGCCACCTGTCAATTGCCAGGGGAAAGTCTGTTATCGGTACGCCGTTGGTGTAACGGTCATAGGCAGTGTCGTAGGTTTTGGGAGTCACATAGAAGTAGCCCATTATCTCTTTCTGTGTTTCCTTGTGACACATGTCCTTAAACTTGTCGCACCACTTGTAGAACTCCAGGAAGTCTCTTTTCGAATAGCAGTATATCTTGTCGATTGCAGCCATATCAGTCTTGGATTAGTTCAACACCATAATAAGCCAACTGCCCTTCCAATTCGTGAAGATGATTGGCATAGAGTTGGGGTTTAATGCAGAAGTCGGGCAGATACAGACTAAAACACCATGTACCGCCATCACAATTATAAGCATATATACCCCAATCGTAGTCTTCACCATCGTAATTCTGATACTTGCGCCAACAAGAGGAATCCTCGTGCCACTCAAACCTCAGCTCTTTCAGCAGGTCGGGAGTAAGAGGGACCGGCTCAACCTCGTGAATCCTCGCATAGTGAAGATGCGCGTTCTGTCGTTCATCGGGATGGTGATACCCGATTTTGCGCTTGGTGATTCCGCAGACTCTCACCGGCTTGCCGTCAACGCTGACGTGGGAGCCGATTGTGAGGGTTTTAATGTTTGCTGTCATATTTCCTTCTTTCCTGTTGTATCGAATACTCAATATAGAGCGAGTCTTTATTTCGCTCATTCTTCTACCTCCTTTGCTATTTCGGGATAGAAGTAACGAAACATCTTCATTTCAACCTCAGCCTCGCGGACTATATAAACATCATACCTTTCTTGATGTGCAAGTATATTCTGTAGTGATTTGCAGTATGGTTTTACGTCGCTTTTCTCAACGAGGCAGTAGCGGTTTGAGAGCCAGCGGATTATTTCTACTGCATATTCCGCGACGTCATTCTTAATTCCATTTAAGTCTGAGGCAGACAGATTAGGGTCGCTTGCATCTACTTTGGTTGCCTCCTCCGCATACTCGCGGGCTATGGCTGTGATTTGTTCGGGTGTCATTGTTCATTCGTTTCTTCGGGGTGAAACTCGGAGTAAAACATCGAGCCGAAAGCTTCCTCTCCGCCAAATAGCGATTCGTATTCACTTTCAAGCTCGCACAGCTCTGGGAAATGCTCACTCATACGCAGCTTTCCTACCACGTCCAGCAGATGCTCGTAGAATTTGAGCACTTCTGCTTTATCGCAGGTTAAGACATCGCGTTCTTGGCTGTTTTTATATCCATTTTCTTACGATTTAGTGATATTCAGACGTTGTTTTATAAATGACATTAGTTTCTTCTTGACGGCATCTACGAGAGTATCGTCGACATCGAGGAGCTTCGGCATCCCGGCCTCCGAGGCGGCGAGGGTGTCAACCATCTTCAAGGCCGTTTTCTGCAATTCGGCGGTGTAGTCCGCAAAGACCGTCTCGGTGCATCCGCGCCTGCGGAGCATGCCGTTGACCCCTGCGACGACATCGTTCATCACGTCGGCCAGCAGCGGAATCATTACCACTTGCAGCACATCGTCGACAGGTGCGCTTTCAAGAGCGAGACGGTCTGCATCGTCGCGGTCAAGCTCGCGCAGGGCTGTTTCGTCCTCGGCTATCTTTGCAAGCAGGGTCTTTGCTCTCGGGGTGACGGCCACACGTCCGCGCATGTGGTCGCGAAGCTCACGGCGGCGAGCGTCGAGGCGGTTCTGTATCTTTTCTCTTTCGGTCATGGCTGCTGGTTGTTTGTGCCCTGTTCGTAACGTGATTTGTCTATCATGCGTGGAGCGCGGCCTTTGCCGTAGCCTCGCATGAACTTCGAGGCTTCTCTCATGGCTTTTGCTGCGAGCCATTCGTCTCTGGGGGAGAATCCCCATCCGAGGGGGCCGCGCTTCGGGGTGGTCCACCAGCGCAGCGTCTCGGGGTCTAATACTGTCTTTTCTGTCTGCGTCATATCTGTAGGATTGTGTTTGTTGTGAGTGTGTGTCAATAGCGGTGCAGGTGGCGCGGCTCATAGCCCATGTTGAACAGCCACCGAAGTTCTTCATACTCCTCGTAGGTCATAACTTCGCGCTTCCTCCGGGCTTTTTCGCGCTCATGCTCCGTCTGCCGCTCGGCTTGGATGATGCGGTCAAGCTCGGCATCACGTATTTTCAGGAACTCCCTTAGCGCAGAAGTGATGGCCATGGCATCCACCGCGCCGTAGAACCTGCCGAAACGCCCGGATTTGAGAAGAACGAAGAAATACATCATCTCAGTAACTTTGAGATGCCCGAACTCGGCGATTATCACCTTGGCCGTGTCCTCCTTCTGCCTGTCGGTCTGCTTGTCGCGCACTCCTGTGTATTCTCCAAGCTCGTGGAGCTGTCCCATGAGCCACGACTCGGCCACGTCTGCTCCGTAGGTGCGGCTTACAAGCCCAAGCTCGGGGGCTTTGCCACGGAAGCACCTGTCCTTGTCCGTGCTGTAGCGCAGCTGCATGTCGGGATTGAAAACCGACAGGAAGTGCATCGCGTCGCCGTAGCGTTCAGCCACCATCGCCGTTTGAGAGCTTGTTGATGACATAGCTGCGGAAGGCTGCGTCACGTTCATCGCGTCCAGCACTGCGGTTATCGTTTCGGTCTGTTTCATGTCGGTCTGTTTTTTCTGACCGCGCTTTCGCTCGCAGCCAGTTTGTGAAATGCCGCTTGGCATCTTTGACGGTCTTGCGCTCCTCCCCTATCGTCATGCAGTGGAGGCGGTACTCGTCGAGGAGGTCGGTAAGGCTGTCGGGGGAAAGGCGGAACTTCATGCACACCGATTCGCCCCACGCGCCCTCGTCTTTGAGCTGCGCGACCACATCCGAGATTTCTTCCTCGGGAGCGAAAGCGGAAATGCCGTGCGGAATTTTTTCTTTTGAGTAGTTTTCTTTTTCTTCTACTATATAGTCTTTATCAGTCTTATATGATGACAAATCTATATCTATAGGTGTGGAGTCTAAAATAGTTTTAGAGTTTGTTTTAGAGTTTAGCTCAGAAACTCTAAAATAAACTGTACCGTTTTTTTTAGAGTTTACGGCGGAAACTATGTCGTTTTTTTTAGAGTTTGTTTTAGAGTTTTTCGTGTATTTTGCCGGAGCGTCGGTTATGCTGTAGCAGGCCTTTCGGCTCCGTCCCCCACCCTCTGCGCATGTTATCAACCCGGCTTGTGCAAGCCGCGCCCTCGCCCTGAGGAAAGTCGGGACGGTCACGCCGACGAGCCGAGCGGTCTCGTCCATGCCGAGGGTTATCCCCTCTGGCCAGCCTTTGCGGTTGGCGGCATCGAGAAGAAGCATGTAGAGCCTCGTCTCGCAGGGGGTGAACGGCGATTCGCGGTCAGCGTCCCAGAAGCGGTTTATCAGTTGCGGGTATGTCATGGTCTACGGCTGTCTTGCGTTTGAAGCGGTACGGCTCTCCCTTGCGTAGGTTGGGCGAATAGTAGCCCTTGGGTGGTAGTTTCCCAATACGTGCGAGGGCTTCCACGCCCTTGTGGCCGTTTTGGAGCGAACATTCGTGACGGAACTGCGCCGTCTTTTCAAGTCCGAGCTTCCGTGCGTTGCGCACGACCGAACGGATGCTCATTCCGAGTATGGAGGCGCATATGCCGTTGGAGACGTGGGGAAAATTGCGTATGAGCCACGCCTTCTTCTCCGCAGTCACGATGATGGCGTTGGGGCTGGCCTTGTGCAGTCCCAGCTTGTTGGCTTTCTTGTAGACCGCCCTCTTTGTCGTGCCTAATGCTCGGGCTATCTCCTCCGCCGTGGCTTTATGATAGAGGGCTGCGAGCTTCTCTGTGTTTTCCTTATTCCATTGCATTATATCGGCATGCTTTTGTGTTCAGTCAAATAGTGTGAGCTGTCGGGACTGGGGCTTAGGAGGCTCGGCAATGAACATCTGACGGAAGATGTAGTACAATACATCTACCACGATAGAATTGCCGTGAAGACGATATAATGCGCTCTTCCCCATAGGTCTGTACTTGATTTGTCCCGATTTAAGCACATGTGGAATCCTCGCATTTGCCATCTTATAGAAATTCTCGTCAGTCAATCCCATCAATCTTCCCGTCTCAATCGGGCATAGTTTGCGGATGCGATATTTCAGCAGCACTTTTGGCTCATGCGATGTTGTGAGGGTGGGAGCGATGTTGTCCGCGTTTGTTATCTGCAATTCCGACACTCCTCTCTTATCGGGCGTTGATGCGTCATAGGCGCGGATGTTGCCGTCTGGCATTTCCTTGAATGCTATATTATCTTGGCGACTAATTGCTTCTTTGACAAACTGGTCAGTATTGCCGCCACTGCCCGAAGAAGTGTGGATTGTCCCGGCAACGTCGCGCTCGTGGTAGTTCTGTATGCCGCCTTTGTCATCCCGTGTGTAGCCGAGGATACAGATCTCTGCCACCATGCTGTCCTTTTGCACAGATGTAAGGCAGTTCGCCACATCGCCGCCAAGTTCAAGACGCTGCTCTGTGTTTATTCCTGCCGTTCTGTCTGACGGGTTGTCGGGGTTGCGCCCACGCATCGCGCAAGAGAGCTGTTCGATAATTGCGGGTTCAGCTCCTTTGTGGTCTAACAACGTGGGGCAGATGCTGTCCGTGTCAAGTACCTTGGCGTTGCAAGCCGATGAGGGCGAGTAGCTGCCTATCTGCATTATTTTCGGTTCTTCCATTTCGATTTCAAGTATTGCTATTTCGGGCTTATGCCCACCTATCATTCCCCTTGGGCGCAAGTCGCTCCAACCTGCCTTATGGTAGTGGCTCGTTATTGTAGGAGCTACGTTGCCGGATAAGGCGTTAATCGGTATCTGCTGTTTCATTTACTTTGAGGTATGTGTCAGTAGTCCTGTTCCCGTATGCTGTCAGGATTGTTCCGCATACCCCCCCCGAATCGGATTGTGGGTCAACGAATTTATGGGAGAAGCCGTTGCCGCGTTCTTGGTGCATTTCGGTATGAGCGAGGATGCGTTGCACTTGCTCGTCACGGAGGTAGTAGCTTTCATCCACATTTTCCTCCAGCACGTCGCGCAATCGCTTCTCCAGAGGAAAGGGTTTGGGAAATTCAAAGGAGGCTTCGCCCAATATGCTCACCATAAAACAGCGGAGCCTGTTTTGGGGACAGCCAAAATCCTTGCTGTTCAATAACGCCGTGAAGTTAGTATAGCCGTAACCCTCCAAACACTCCTGCCACTCGCGGAAATTAGGCAGAAATTTCTTCTGCATGATAGCGGCTACATTCTCCATCAACAGATATTTTGGTCGCAGAACGCTAATTGCTCTTTCGCACTCCCATAACAGACCGCTTCGGGTATTGCTCCCTTTCTCAAAGCCTCTTTGCTTCCCAGCCGTCGATATATCTTGACACGGAAACGAATATGTAAGAAGTCCCAAACCTTTCAATTCGGGATGTTCAGCCCAGTCAATGTCCGTTACGCTTCCGAGGTTGGGGCAATCGCCATGCACAGCCTCGTAGGCAGCGAGAGTGTATCTGTCAATCTCCGCAATGGCGAGCACCTTGAAATCAAAAGGAGGGAAGTCACGTTTAAGGCGTTCAAGGGCCATGCGCTGACTTCCGTATCCGGCAAATAACTCCACCACGGTCAGCGGATTCTCAGCACTATAAGTCATGGCTTCTCGTTGAGCTTTTCGGCGACTTCCTCGGCATGGATGCGCTTGTATTCGCGGTCGTCGGGGTCTGAGGGGTCGTAGCTGTAACATAACGGCGACACGCTGCCGTCCTCGGTGTTAAAGGTCACCATGAAGCAGTGGTTGTCGCAGTCCTCTATGAGAGAGGCTTCGGTCTCAAAAGCATCCATGATAGCCACCGCAGTGTCTCTCCATTGCTCGGCGTCGCTCCTGATTTCATCAAGTTTTCGTTTGCCCTCCGCCATAGCGTCCGAGAGCTGCTGTAGTTTCGAGAAGTTGCGGCAGGAAGTGTATATGCCGCCTATGGCTGCGGCTGTCATTACAATCAGTGATAGTTCAATCGGTGTCATCATCATCGTGTTTTATGTGGTTATTTGTGTGAGTTTCTTCTCGAGTTTGCGGACGAGGTTTCTGATGAGCTGTCCGCGCCATCTGTGCTTGGCCTTGGGTTGCATCCTGTAGATTTCCGAGGCATCACGGAGATAGGCTATGACCTTTTGCAGGTCTGTCTTGGATATTTCCATAGCTGTCATTGTAGTCCGCAGGTGCATTCTTCGGCATGGTGCAGGGCTTTCTGTATCGTCATCAAAACCTCTTTTGCTTCGTCTGTGTCGGCCTGTTCTATCAGGCCGTCAATGTCGCCCCAGTATGAGGGAGGCAGCCTCCGCGCCCTTGCTATGAGGTTCTTGTCTTTTTCAGTCATGTCGTATGTGATGTTGCGTGTGTTTTTTTAAAAAGCCGCCCGTATCCTCGCGGACGGAGGCGGCGTACCTTGTCTTCTTGTCAATAAACCGTCTTGAAAAATTAAATGAAACATTAACTTTCTACAGAAAACATCCCTGTGTGGGGGCGGAGGGATTCGGACCCTCACGGCCATTGCGGCCACCGCATTCTGAGTGCGGCGCGTCTGCCGGTTCCGCCACGTCCCCCTATCCCCTGCGCGTGGGTTTGGGTGATGTCTAAAGTATGATGGTGGAAAGATTTGCGCAGGGGTGTTTCGCGCTCTCTTGCGCCGGGGATTTCAACCCGATGTCGTTAACGCTCGTCACCTGAGCCGTGCAGAGTGCCGCGCTCGATGCGGCTCTGAATCTTTTCGAGGTTGAGCCTTCCAATGTCCGACAGACCGTAGCCGAGAAATTTGGCTATGTTGGCGATATACCACATCGCATCGCCAAGCTCCAATGCTATCGCCGCCATGTCGGGGGCATAGAACTGCCCGTGTTTGTCGCGAATCACTTTCTTCACCTTGTCGGCGACTTCTCCCACTTCGCCGCATAGTGCGAGTGTGAGGTAAGAGATGTTCTTATCGGTGGAGAATATGGCCGTTTGCAGGGCGAGTGCTTGATACTCGTTGAGCGTCAGTTCCTTGCTGTCGGGCGACTCGCATATCGCGGTCACTCCGTATTCGGGTATCTGCCCCATGTCAGTTGAGGGCGGCTTTGAACTCCTGGGCGGCTTTGAATTTCACCACGCCCCTGGCAGGTATGGTTATGGTCTCGCCTTTGGCGATGTCTCGCGCTTTTTTGGCCGAAGCCACGCGGTGGATGAATGTGCCGAAGCCACGGAGCGTCACGTTGTCTTTTGCCGCCACGGAGTCCATGACGGTCTGCATGAAACCGTCTATGACAGCGGCCACGTCTGATGACGCGAGGCCTGTGGTCTTGGATATTTCCTTTACGATGTCTGCCTTTGTCATTGCTGTGTAGTTTTTAATTTTGTGGGATAAACTTCTATATACGGGGTCTCGGCCACGCTGACAACTTCATAGTCGGCCATGGTGCCTTTCATGCCGTCTTTGAACGCGGAGACCGCGCTGTCGAAGTCGTTTGCCTGAACGAGGATTTGCGAGATGGTGCGCTTCTCTACGGCGGTCTTTTCATCTATGGTAATGAAAGCCACATTGACGAGGTAGTAGCGGTCTGCGGTGTCATCAAAGAAAATCTCCGCGATTTTGGTGCGCTTTGCCGTCTTTACGCTGAACTCGCCGCTGACAAACGGCGTGCGTTCCTCAATCGTCCTTGCTTCGGCTTCCGTAAAGCTCAATGCGTCAAACAGGAATTTCTCGGTGACTTTCTTGACAGCACCGTTCTCCATCACCTTGTCGTAGGTGACAGAGGTTTCAAAATACTGAGCCATTATTTTATTCTTTGGTTTGTTAAATATTTTGTCAGTCCTCTGCTCTCCGCCCAGTCCATGAACATATTGAGAAGTGTAAGGTTGTCATTCTCCATTTCGGGGTAGCGGTAGCACGTTATCGGTGGCGTATGGCGCGTCAGTTCAAGCGTGCGCACATCGTAGCCGTGCTTGTCCTTGTTGTAGCCGTGGAACACGAACAAGTCGAAGTGGAACACATCTGCGCCGAAAATGTCGAGGTAGTACCGCCATTGGCAGGAGTTGATATACTCGCTGTCGGAGGGCGTGGAGTATTTGGTCTTTATGTCGCGTATCTCCACACCGTCTATCATGTCGGCGCAGCCGGTTACTATCGCTCGTCCGTAGTCCTTGTAGCCGCGAAATTCGTGGTAAGCCGAGGGATGCTCGTTGCTGTAGGCAAGGGCCACCATGCAATGTTTGGTTGCGAGTCTCACTTTGAAGCCGTCAACATCGAACTCGTCACCTCCGTCGATAATTTTATGTTTCGGATTACCTGTTTCAATGATTGAATGAAAGGCTGTACCTATCCGCGTATAGCAGTTGCCCTCGAACTCTCCCGATATGGAGTCTATGACCGATTGTTCGGTTATCTCATATCGGGAGTAGTCATTGTTGGCGAGGTAGCGTCTAAAGGCTTCAAGCTGGGTCACTCTCACCAGCGGTTTCGCTTGGCTCATCGGTCTGCTTCTTTACGAACTTCTTTTTCTTTGCGTCGAACTCAAAGTCTTTCGGGGCGAGGGTTTCCTTGACCTCGTCGAAGAACGGCGATTTGAGAATGTCGGGCAGCAATTTGGCATCTTTTAGCAACGCTTCCACGTCCTCCTCAGTTTCGACACCGGCAAGCCGTTCACGTAGCGATTCAAGCAATTCCTGTGCTTTGCGCTGTGCTTCGGATTTGCTTTGGATTGACTTCTTCACCTGCGCGATTATATCAGCCATGCAGGTTGAGAACTCCCTGGTTGATGCGTCAGGGATAGGCAACGTGCCGAGCTGTGCCACGTTCTTGCCTACGAAATTGTCAACAGGTTCAAAAGTGATTACGCGCTGTCTGTTCTGTATGCCTATGTAGCCTACTTGGTCTGCAATACGAATAAGCAGGTCTTTACTCTGCCCGGTGCAGTCGGGGGCGTGCTTGATTACGTCACCCTCCTGCGTTTCCTTGTCGTGGCAGATGATAACGAGGTCTTGACCGTTGGCGCGGAGCATATTGATGAACTGCTTGAACTCGTCAGCCATCTGTCCGAAGCGTTTGAGGCCGTTGGTTTTCAGCTTGTAGTTCTGCTCACATACATAGGCCGACAGATAGTCGTCGAGGGCGGCTTTTGCCGTGTCAAGGACTACGGTTTTGTACTGCTTGATTGTCTCGGTCTCGGTTGTTACGTCCGTCCATTTCTGGGCGGTCAGTGTATCGACACGCAGAGCCGCACGGTCATAACCCCGGTCTGTGTCAATAAGGATTGGGAGTTTGGCTGTAATCGCAACCGAGGTCTTGCCACTGCCCGGCACTCCGTAAATCACGATAATTACGGGTCTTTCGGGTGCAACGTCATCTTTTTTGATTATTGGCATATCTTGTTATTAATTTGGTTGGTTGTTCATTCGACAAGCCGTAGACTGTCGGCTCAATCATTGGCTAATTTTTCAAGTTGTTCTTTGAGGTGTAGGGTTTCGCTTGCCACGTTAGGGCGATTCCATATCATTTCGTTGTCACCGTAATGGCAGGTGTCGAATCCCAATATCCACCAATCATCGGGGATGTCTTTTTCTTCGGTAAGGTATTCCGCTCTGTTCAGTAGTGGATGTCGCTTGCCTACATATTTGGGATTTACCTTTATTCCGTTATTCTCAGACGGCATAATCACAGCGTCCGAAAGGGTTATGCCACCGTGAACGTCTAATGCGTCGTCTACGGCTTCATCAAACATATCCTTTCCGTGTAAAGGGTGTTCAGGCGGAACGGCCACATATCCGTTATGAGTGCCGTGCGAAAACATCGTCGCAGGTGTGGGTGTTATAAATGCTATAAGTTTCATCCCTTTTTAAGTTTTCTGATTTTTACTTCGCGATATTCGCCGTCGAGCTGTATTGTATAGCCACGGCTTGTAAGCCACTTCTCGGCACGGCACATCTGCCGCCACACTTCGCCCGGGTCACGACCGTCGAAGTCCGGGTCTGAAAAGGGAGGCGTTTTACCCCCCCCCCGTTTGGATACGCTCGTAGCGTGTCTGAGCGCGTTTGTCGTCGGACTCTACGAGCGTGAGCCACGAGGGTTTGTACCACCAAAAAACGCCGCCGGGAAATTCTACCCTTATACTGCCATTAATAGACTTGATAACGCCCTCTTTACCTAAGCAAGCGTTCATACAGCTGTTCCAATAACACTTTTCCGCGTCCCTCGGTCGGTGGTCAATCACGCGCACCCTGTCGCCCACTTTGAATTTTTGTTCCATATTTTTGTTGTTGGTTAGTAGCAGCACACGGGCGGACTCGAACCGCCGACCTGCGGATGCGCATAAGCCTACACCGTTTTCCAGCCTCCGTCTGTTTCAAGCGTTGGAGGCATAAACGCCTGTGCCGTCCTCCGGGATTCGGTAAACGCTCTTTACTATCCCGTCCTCGGACTTACGCGCATCCGCCGCTCTGCCTACTGAGCTACGCGGCTTCCCATTACGAATTTAGTATATCCTCCCCGAGGCAATGATAGGGGTGATTCAATATATAGTCCTCCGCTGAGGGAGTGTGGACGTTTCGTTGCATGTCTTTTTCTGCTCTCGGCTGACTTGCCTCACCGTGGTACTACATCTGCGCCACGGGGCGCGTATCGTCTTACGGGTCACAACGCCGCCCGGCCGTGATTGCTGCTGTCGGCTCACGCTGGCCTCATCTTCTTGCTGTTCTCGGGACCGAAGCCACCCTCAACACCTGCGCCGTTTGCTGTAGACGGGAACGCCGTCCCGGCGCGGTGTGCTTCCACTATGTCAATGTGCTCTCTTGGAGTGTCGCCCGTTTGCCGGAGGGCGTTGCCGTTAAAGTTTTATGTATCGTATCACGTCACCGCCGTTGCAGTACCATTTGCCGTTCTGCTTGGCCGTAGGCTTCTCCATGCGGATTTTGCCCTCGCTGACGAGTTTTTCAAGTCTGTATTCCCCTCCGACAAGTTTGGCAGCTATCGCCTTACTGAACGTGATACCGCGCTTGTTGAACACGAAGCGTATCAGGTCAAACTGGTAGCAGTCTGATATGTCGGGGTCTTGTCTCATTATTTGTCTTTATGCTTCCTTTCGACGTATCGGCTGATGGCGAGCGTGTAAGTCGCTCCAAAGCAGAATCCGATACAAAAGGTTGCTATGAATAGTCCTATCATTTCTTTTCTCGGCGGAGGGTTACTTTTCGGTGTGGGTTCCAATCTTCGTAGTAGGCGGTCTAGACCACCTCCCAACCCTCGGCTTGTAGTTTCTCGACCTGCTTGCTCCGAGGCCCGATTACGATTGTTTTGGTAAGGTAGGTCATATCCCAGTCCTCACCACCACGGTAAGGGTTACGTTGGATTTTGAAATCTTTACCGATGCGCCTCTGTCGCCCATTTCGGAGCGAGCTTGCTTCGCGGTCTCGAAAGCGGAGTCCACTTCGGGGGCGTTGTCGCAGGGTACGACAATCATGTCCTTTGCGAGCATCGCCTTAACTTTGTCTTTGCTTAGTTTAGCCATTCTTCCCTAAAGTTGCTTGTTAATTTTCCTTTCTAAAAGTTTGGCAATGCAAAAGAGAATAACTAACTTTACGATTGAAGTTTATATGTAAGATAGCTCCGTAAGCTATCCCCCTTTGCTATTGCCTTTTCGTTCCTGTCTTTCAGAAACACTGCAAAGGTAATATCAAAATCATCAAACTCCAAACTTTCGACTATTATTTAACATTTCTTAATATATGAATCCTTTGCAAGAACGCTTACAAGCATTTCTTAACCACGAAGATATTTCACTTAGAGCCTTTGAGCGTCAATGCGATATAAAGGCTGGGACTGCGAGCAAGATGACAGAGAAGAGCTATGGTACAACTTTCCACAAAATCGCAAAAGCATATCCTCAGTTCAATGTCGAGTGGTTAAAGACAGGCGACGGGCAAATGCTGAATCCCCAACCGACCGTTGACATTGACCTTGACTTGAAGCTCGGAGGTCATTCACAGTTTGCGATGCGCGACATTACAAACATTGGCGATGCGAAAACACAAATCGTAATTCTTCAAGAGCGCATCAAGTCGCTGGAGAAGGAGCTTGTCGAGAAGAATAAGCGCATTGATGAGCTTAACGCCTCGCTTGAACGCGAGCGCAAGATGAATGACTTCTTAATGGAACAAAA